TTGTATCAAATGAACATCTGCACTTACCGATCGGGAGGATATGCCACAATGAGTGAACAGGAAAGAGCCAAGATTGACCGATTTATTGCATGGCTGCTGGAACATCCTGAAAAGATTCCGGAAGCGGAACAAGCACTAGACCTAGAATAACAGAAAATCCCTTGCGCAGAGCTACACCAGCCCGGCACAAGGGATTCTTTTATTTTACCGGGCATGAACGTTACATCTTCTCGATCAGGTTCATCAGAGCTTCACGCTGTTCTTTCGGCATAGATTCAAGCTTTCTTCTAATCCGCTCCACTGCTGCATCGACTTCACTTTGCGGCTGCTGGGGCGGGTTTTCTTTTTGGACGCCAGTGAGTTCCTCAACCGTAACACCTAGTGCGTTGGCTACTGGCAAAAGCATTTCATCTGGAAAATCTCTGTCGGTAGTCAGCATTTGAGAGATATAACCCCTGCTTTTTCCGATTTCTCTGCACACAAAGGATATATTCACACCTTTATTGGCAGCGATTTTCTTAGCTCGCTCCACATTGCGCATAGAAAAAGACCTCTCTTTTTGTGCAAATAGCCAAATGTTCACAGAATTGAAGATTGACTATTGAAAAATAGCCACTTGGCTAGTATAATATGAAGCACAGGGCAAACAAAAACCAAGACCCCTGAAAAATCTATCGGGAAGTCGCTGGAAAATGTTCACTTTGTACCTCGCAACTACATAGTAGCATATTTTCTAGTAAAATGCAAGCCAAGAAAGGAGAATGGCTAGTGAATCTTTCTAAAATCGACGAGTTTCGCAAGTTGCATGGTCTGTCTCGTACTGACTTGGAAGTAGCTGCTGGTTTGAGCAACGGCGCACTGGGCAAGTGGGAACGCTCCGCAAATGGGCCGAGCGTTCGACAGCTTGTGAAAGTCGCTGATTACTTCCGCGTGTCGGTGGATGCTCTTCTTGTAAGAGATAAGCAGTAAATCATAAGAAAGGGTTAAAAATGAACGACATTATCTTATCTATGCAGAATGGCGAGCCTGTGGTTTCCAGCCGTCAGATTGCAGAGAGCTTTGAGAAGCGTCATGACCATGTGATGCGTGACATCGAAGACATTATGAGGGGTCTCCCCAAAAATGGGGACACCCCCATGTTCTACAAGACCGAGTACGTCCATGAGCAGAACGGCCAGAGCTACCCCATGTATCTGATGAACCGTGACGGCTTTACACTGTTGGCAATGGGCTTCAATGGCAAGGCTGCTCTCGAATGGAAACTGAAGTACATTGCAGCGTTCAACGAAATGGAAAAGAAGCTGGCCGAAAAGCCGCAGCTTACCCGGTCGCAACTCCTTGCAACTGCACTGATCGCAGCGCATGAGGAACTGGAACAGAAGGACAAGCAGATTGAAACCATGAAACCGAAAGCGCTTTTTGCAGATGCCGTGAGTGCTAGCAAAAAGAGCATTTTGGTTGGTGAAATGGCAAAGTTGCTATCTCAGAACGGCATTAACATCGGTCAGAACCGCTTGTTTGACTGGCTACGCCGGAATGGCTATCTCATCAAAGACCCGAAACGTAGCGATTACAACTTGCCTACACAGCGGAGTATGGAGATGGGGCTGTTTGAAATCAAAGAGACCACGATTCAGCACAGCGACCACATTTCTATCAACCGCACTCCGAAGATTTCCGGTCGCGGCCAAGTCTACTTTGTAAACCTCTTCTTGAAAGTAGAGAAGAACCAGAAAGCGGAGGGCTGAACATGGAACAGATTATCACCTTAAAGGTAGACCTTGAATACCCGGAAGAAGCGCACCACGCCATTGATGAGGCGGTCAAGGTCTACGAAGCGGACAGACTGAAGTGGACAGAAGAGGAGATTGCCGAAGCGAAGCATCTGGCGATGAAGATCATGGAACAGTTGTGCTTGGATGGGTATAGCATTGAATGGTGCGAAGTCACGGAAGCGTACTACTACAAGGCAGTTTCTGTTTGGCTTAAAAGCCCGGGCGATGAAAGCTTTAAGCGAAATGCAACGTGCTGCATCCTTTCTGCTTATTTTGATACTTGGGTTTCCAAGTGTGTCTGCCTGTGCCGGGCTACCAGCAGGGATGTGCCCGCTTTTATCGTCAAAAAGGTCGGTGAGTGCTGGCAATGAAATTTTGTAAAGCGCAAAGCCGTAAGCGTAGATTGAAACTGGCGATGGCAGCGGGCGTGTCACGGAACGAAGCCAACAAGGTACTGTGGATGGAAAAGATGCTGAACCAGTGTTTTGAAAGGCATAACCGGGAAGCCAAGAAGAAAGCAGGAGAGCAGTATGGAGATTAAATACTGTGAGCGCTGTGGAGCTCTTCTTGGAATGGTAGCCGCAAATCGAAAATACTGCCTTAACTGCTACAGCATTGCAAATTTGGAGCGAGGCAGAGAACGTAACCGAAAACGAACTGAGGCCAAGCGAAAAGAAACCGCAAAGCCTGTTCCTTGCGCTTGGTGCGGTAAACCACTTGTGCGGAGAAATGTTTGCCAGAAGTATCACGCAGAGTGCTCGAAAGCAGCTTACGCGACCTCACAAAAAAAGCTGCGCGAGAAGTATCGAAAAAGCGGTAAAAGCGGCCAATACAAGAAGCCGGAGCGGAAAAAGGCAAAGCCGAAGAATAAGGACTATACCATCGAGGAAATAAAAGCAAAGGCAAAGGAGCTTGGCACAACATACGGCAAGGTAGTGCTTGGACTACAGCTTGGAACGATTGATAGGTGGTAAAGATGAACGGCAAATATTATGGAAAGCGAGAGATTCGATGGCAAAGCCGAGAAGCTAACCGCCTAGAACATATTCACAGAAAGGACTATAAGAAATGTACAAAAACAAAAGATACAAGCGAAAGCTTGCACGGGATGACCTGTCCCACAAAGCGTACGAGCTCGTAAATGATATGTATGGCATGGTCATTAGTTCCGGCTTGAAGCTGAAAGAAATCCGCATGGTTTGTGTAATGCTGCGCAAGAAAATCGAAAACACGGTTGCAGAATGTGCCGTTGGTGGACGGGAGGGCTGAGTGTGAAGACGTTGGTTGAACTTATCTTGATTTGGGCCGGGACGCTAGCAATCGTCCTGGCATTCCTCCTTGTGAATATGTGGTTGATGAACGAGATCTGTGTTATGGTTGGCATTGAAGCTGCGAAATACACTATTGCAGCCGCAGCCATCGCCGCATCGGCTTGGGTATTCGGGCACAAGGGTGAGAAAAAATGACGCTCGAAGATGCCATGAAAGAACGCGGCATTCGTGTGAATGAGCTTTGTCGAAAAAGCACAGTGTCGAGGCCGACACTGGATAGCATTCTCGGGAGAAGAAGAGCCAGGCACAAAGAAGGAATCAGAACGGGGACACTTTTGAAGATATGCGATGTTCTGAACGCATACGCAATCGTCGATGGCTCAAACCCGGACTACTTCGATGTCGTGTTGAAAAAGGTGGAAAAATGAAAAGCGCAAAAGGGACGATATTAGTTACAGTTGGGATTTTGTTCTCGATCTGGTCTGTTAGTTGCGGAAACTCAATTGAAAACGCAACAACGCTTGGAGCTGGGCTGTTTTACACTTTTCTCTCGGTTTCGCTTTTGGCTGTAGCACTTGTCATGTGCGCGCTTGGTGTTACTGCGGAAAATGAATATGACGACCGTAAAAGCAAGAAAATCAGCCGTGCAACACATCATACCAACAAATGGAGGAATGCAGAATGAACGAAATGTACGATTGCTCCGGCTGTTTTGATCGGTTCGGTGGCGTGGTTGAGCCGCCCGATGACTACTACTTCGCACCCAGAGCGGACGAAGAGCCTGAATGGCAGCGGCCAGATGAAGCGGATTCCGTGTGCTGGGGAGATTGATTTTTGTACAGCCGTATTAAGCCAAAGTAAGAGCAATGAAGCCTAATGAAGCCGAAGAAAGGAAAGAAAAATGGCAGTATTAGTAATGGTCTACGGTCATTCCGGCAGCGGTAAGTCCGCTTCGCTTCGGAACTTTGACCCGGAACAGGTTGCGGTTATCAACGTTCTTGGCAAGCCGCTGCCTTTCCGCAGCAACATGAAAACCTATATCACCAACGACTACGGCAAAATTGACACCGCAATCCACAGCACCAAGCGTAAGTCCATCGTCATTGATGATGCCACCTATCTTATGACTGGCGAGTTCATGCGGAACGCAAAGGTTGCTGGATACCAGAAGTTTACCGACATGGCAGCAAACTTCAACACCCTGCTGATGCGGGCGAAGGAACTGCCGGACGATGTTGTGGTCTACTTTTTCGGTCACAGCGAGCGTGACGGAGACGGTGGCGAAAAGTTCAAGACCATCGGCAAGCTGCTGGACGAAAAAGTCTGCGTGGAAGGGTACTTTACCATCGTTCTGAAAACTGTTGTGCAGGATGGGCGATACCTGTTCAGCACTCGCAATGATGGGATTGACACCGTGAAAACCCCTCTTGGGATGTTCAACGATGCGCTGATCGAGAACGACCTCGCAGCCGTAGACAAGACCATCCGTGAGTATTACAACATCCCGGTTCAGAACGAACAAGAAGGTTGAAAGGACTATGCATATTGACCGTATCGAACTAATTGCAGAGATGTCACGGCAGGGCATTAAGACGCAGGAACTTGCATATAGAGCGGGTATTCCTTGTTCCTTTGTAAAAGCCCTCCGTAAAGGTAAGACACCAACTTACGGTTCTGTTTATTTAGTCGCTAAAATATTGGGCGTTCCTATCAAAGATCTTTTAGAAAACAAAGGAGAATAACAGATGAAGAACATTAACTGGAATGACGTGCAGGAAGCAACTGAACGCCGTGACCTGCCTGTTGGCGGCTATGTTGCCGGTATCTGCAAGGCAACGGACGAACCCGCAAAGGAGCGTCTGAACATTGAGTGGGAAGTCGCAGAGGGCGAGTTCAAGGGCTACTGGCGTGAGCAGACCGCTTCCCTTGTCGAGCGTGGCAAGTTGAATCCTGGCGAATGGGCATGGGGCGGCAAGACCATCAAGAGCTACAAGGAAAAGGCACTGCCGTTCTTCAAGGGCTTCATCACCGCTGTGGAGCAGTCCAATCCCGGTTACAAGTTTAACAACGATGAAAAGACCCTGCGTGGCAAGCTGGTCGGCGTGGTTCTCCGTGAGGAAGAGTACATGGGCAACGATGGCAACATCAAGACGAAGCTGGTCGTTGACCGATTCACCAGCGTGGACAAGATTCGTTCCGGCGATTATGAGGTCAGACCGAAAAAAACGCTGGCTGGCGGGTCTGGCTCCGGCTACTCGCAGGGCGGGAACGATGACTTTTCCGTAATTGAGGGCAATGCGGATGACATGCCATTCTGACCTGTAAGGCATTGAACGCCTACCTTATATAAAAGCTGTGCTATCTGGCTGAACGGGCGTTTGGAAAGATGAAACACTTGGGCGACATCACAAAGATTCACGGCGACAAGATAGAGCCCGTGGACTGCATCACGTTCGGAAGCCCATGTCAGGATTTGTCCATTGCTGGACGCAGGGTGGGACTTGCGGGCGAACGCTCCGGGTTGTTCATGGAAGCGGTTCGAATCATAAAAGAAATGAGGTCAAGCACAAATGGACTGTATCCAACTTTCGCTGTTTGGGAAAACGTGCCCGGGGCTTTCAGTTCCAACGGCGGAGAAGATTTCAGAGCCGTGCTGGAAGAGCTTGCCCGCGTGGGACAACCAGACGCTTCAATTCCTAGACCTCCGAGGGGGGGCAGATGGAGCAAAGCCGGAGCAATCGCCGGAAACGGATGGTCTTTGGCTTGGCGACAGCTTGACGCTCAATATTGGGGAGTCCCCCAACGCCGAAAGAGAATCGCTCTTGTCGTGGATTTTGGAGGTCAACGCGCCGGAGAAATATTATTTGAGCGCACGAGCCTGTCAAGGCATCCTGACCCGTGCATCCCGGCGTGGAAAGAAACTGCCGGACTTACTGCAAACTGCCCTACTGGAAATGATCGAGTGGTGGCAGGGGGGGCGGAACACAGCCTATACCTTGAAAATACGTTCGGGATGCACGGGCGGCGGCAAGAGCGCACTGGTACAAACGGAGAAAACCGGGACGCTATCGACGCTCCAAGACCAGACGCATTTCCAAGCGATTCCCGTCTTAAATGACCAAGGCGGAGGGGCGATGAGTGTGTCCTATAACATGACGGGGACATTGCGGGCATCGGAACACGGACACCAACCTATTGTTCTGGAAAGTAACCAAATCCACGCAACGGTTACACAGACCGGCATCTGCCCAACGCTTCCAGCAAGCATGGGCCTTGGCGGCGGGTATGTTCCAATGGTCACGGAAAGAAAAATATTTGATGCAAGAGGAAATGGTGACGGCCAGATAGTGCCGACAATCACAGGCGACCACGAAAACAGAATCACAGATTACACGGCTATTGCAATCGAACGCAAGACCTTCAACGAACAGTCTTTCAGCCACTACAAGGAAAGTGGCAAATGCTCAACCTTGAAAGCAAAAGCTGGGAACATTGGCAATGGCAGCGAATGCCTGATTGCAGAGAAAACTATCCGTTGGATTGTCCGCCGCCTGACCCCTGCTGAATGCGAACGGTTACAAGGATTTCCGAGCGGATGGACGGACATTGGTGACTGGACGGATAGCAAAGGAAAGAAGCACAAATACGCTGACAGTCCACGGTACAAGGCTCTGGGCAACTCAATCGCTTTGCCACAGTGGTTCTGGCTGGTGCAGAGGATGCGCCCTTACCTGAAAGAAAAGCCTACGCTGGGTAGCTTATTCGATGGTATTGGTGGTTTCCCTCTGGTCTGGCAAAGAGCATACGGCGAGGGTACTGCACGCTGGGCAAGCGAAATCGAAAGCTTCTGCGTAGCTGTAACAAAAAGGAGATTCGGCGAAGAATGATTACCTGTTGTCTCAACTGCAAATCACGCCACACAGCTTGCCACGACACTTGCGAGAAGTATAAGGCAGAGAAGAAAGACTTCGAGGAGCGCAAGGCATTCGTGTATGAGCTGAACCACAGCCAGAGCGTATACTACCGCGACTACGAGGATAAGCACCGGGAGCGTGGTAAGAAGCGGTATCTCGGAAGTGAATTTAGAGGTGAACGAGGATGAGACTTGTTGACGTAGAGCCGATTATTGAAGGGTGGAAAGAAACCGGGAACAGTAAAAAAGCCAAAGCTAAAGCGCTTATGAACAGCGGAATTTACTCTGAATACAATAAAGGTGTTGCCCTTGACGCCGCTTCTGACCTTGTTTTGGCACTTGCCGAACAGCTTGAAAACGCTCCATCAATTGCGTGGACAAATGTAAAAGACAAACAACCGAAAGAAGATGGAATTTATCTTGCTGTTTACGATTCTTTGATCTGGGAAAATCTGATTGGGAAAAGGAAGTTTGTAAACGGAAAGTGGATTGACAATAAAAACCCAGTCAAGTTCTGGATGCTAATTCCTAAAATTCCGGGAGACAACGAATGAACACCGGGAAACAGTTTGAAGCAGACTTCAAAGCATCCGTTCCATCCGATGCGTGGTGCTACCGTCTGAAAGACAGTGCTGCCACATACTACGGCGGCAACGAGAACCTGTCATTTTCTATCGACAACATCTGCGACTTCCTTGTGTACCGATACCCGATGAACCACCTGTTCGAGCTGAAAACCATTGAAACACCCTCTATCCCTCTGGAAAAGGTGTTCGGTAAGTACGACAAGGCAAAGTGCAAATACCGCAAGGAAAAGCACATTACTGATATGGTGGAAGCAATGGGGTACGGCGGTCAGACCGCCCATGTGATAGTGAATTACAAGGCGGTCAACCGCACTTTTGCAATCCCAGCCAGCAAGGTTCTGGCGTTCCGTTACAACGAGAGCCGGAAGAGTATCCCTTGGCGGTGGGCAGAGCAAGAGGGGATAGAGGTCAAAGCAAAAAGGCTGCGTGTCCATTGGCGGTATGACGTGGATGGGCTGCTAAAGAGATTGGAGAAAGAACATGGCATTGATATGTAATAGGTGTGGTGAAATGTTTACACTTGAGGAATATAACAAAATGAAGAACAAACTTGAGGTTCGGCCAATAATCGGTGGAGAAGAAGGATGGAGCGTTCTTCTTTGCCCCTCTTGCATGGCAAAGCTGAACGATTGGCTGAAAGGAGAACAGAAGTGAGCAAGAAAGTTTCGGACATTCTGCCCAAGACGGAAATCTTGGCACAGTTGGCAGAAGAAGCATCTGAACTGGCACAGGCCGCGTTGAAGCTGCGCCGTGCGCTGGATGGCACGAACCCGACACCGAAGAGCGTTGCGGAGTGTGAAGCGAATCTGCTGGAAGAATTTGCGGACATAAGTAACGCAATCAACGCTTTATGCAATGCTTGGTTTGGAGATGACCTCGATTCTGAATGCGAATTTTGGGACGAAGAGTTTGAAATTGAGGATGCTAAATACAAGCGCTGGCTCTCTCACCTTGAATCAAAGGAGAATAAAAATGGCTGAATATCATGTTGGATGCGGGCTATTCGGAACCATCTATGCCGGAACGATGATGAAGCAACGGAAAGATGGATTGCAACTATGGAGAAGCAAGTCTGATGTGACCGATGAAGCGGTCTCCGCTGTTCTGTCTCATTTTGTTATTGAAATGGATAGTTTAGACAAAGCGAAACTCGAAAAAGTGTGGGGCGTTATTGGAAACAAGAAGCTAAAAGTTACATTCGAGCTTTCCGCCGATAAGGAGCAGTCAGATGAATAAGCACAGAAACCGCCCCTCGAATGGCAATCAGGCAATGTCATCCAACCTCCGCAAAATTGCACGGCAGAACCAGTTGTACGGCTTTCGCATGGCTCTGGATGGTGTCACCGCCACATGGGGCGCACTGATTCAGAACCTTCGGTGCGATGCAGACCTGACCGAGGAACAGGTGCAGAAAATCATCCGCATCGGTGACAGGTACTGGGAGATGGTCGGCAAGTTCAAAGAAGAGGACATGACCCCTGACGAGTTTGCAGATTACATCACAGCAAAGTCAGAACAGGTTGAAAAAGAGCTGAGGGAAAGGTGGAGCTGATGGCAATATTTTCGGTAGAAGCTATTTCGGAAATCACTTCAATAAATCCAAAGTCTTGCCGTATTAAAGGAGCAACGTTCACTTGTTACTTCTGCAATACTGCCATTTCTGTGTGTGATGCGCGCGTTGCAACTGCAATGGCAGATAATGGGGAAACTCCTATTTGTCCGATTTGTGGAAAGAAAACCATATGCAGTCTATATGAGTTTCAATCGCACGAAAATCCAAACATCATAGAGGATGTTAGATGGAGGTAACAATGTTTGAATTTGTAACTCGCTGGCTGGTCTGCCTAGTCCTGCTGGCGGTAGTAGTTCAGTCCGAACGGACAATCAAAGACATGGCAGACAACCTATTTGAAAAACGTCAGGCAATGCTTGTCTGGCTGTTCATCAACGTGTGTCTGGTCGCTTGTACGGCAGTTGTGATGGGGTGGAAATGATGGACAACGAACTTTACTGCCCGATGAAGATGACCAGCAATCCGCTTGGTCGGTGCGTATGCGAGAAAGAAAAGTGCGCTTGGTGGCGGCAGTTAGACAACTGCTGTTCCGTTTGGTGGATTGCAACCGAGTTGGACAAAATCGAAACGAAGATGAAGAGGTGAGAGTGTGAAACTGGTTGATGTTGATCCAATTATTGCGGCTTGGAAAACTGTTGGTGTTGGCAAAAAGAATGAAGCGAAGTCGTTTTTGAATAGCAAAAACTTCATCGTATACATACAAGGACAAATCAGAAGTAGCATTGGAGATGTATTTTTAGATTTAGCAAACGTATTGGAAAAATCTGAGCCCGCCAATATATGGTTTGATGCCAAGAAAGTTTTACCCGAAAAAGACAAAGAAGTTCTCGTAAAAAGAAAAAAGTTCGGCATTGAAATTGCATTTTTATCTTATGACGGATTATGGCAAGAGCGCGACGAGTACATTGTATTTGGAGATGTAACTCATTGGGCGTATCTTCCTGAACCGCCAAAGGAGATCTGACACATGGCAACGACAGAAATGAAAAAGCGAATTTACCTTGTTCTCGAAACCGAAGCGGACGAGGATGACAAGAGCATCCGTAGCGATATTGAGCAAGAACTTGGAATGGCTACACATTATTTCGAAACCTGCTCTTATAGCGAAATCGGGTTTGAGGGCTTGTGGAGAAGCGCATTCGAGCAACCACCTAAGAAAGAAGATGCAGATGAAAACGGCTATGTGATGGCGATTGCTGGCCCGATCACAAAGTCCGCTTGCGTAGGTTATCCATATAAGTGGTTGTGGAATGAAGTTGCAAAGCATCCATGTGCATACCCTGTTTGGAAACCCATCAAGGAGGTCTGATACATGGCAACACCCCCGAAGCGTGGTCGTGGCAGACCGCCGCTGACCGAAGCTGAAAAGAAAAAGCGTGAGAAGCGGGCGCAAAAGGCGAAAGAAGAAGCCGCTGCGAAGCGTGAGAAAGAGCGAGAGAAGAAGAAGCAACAGATGCTTAACAAGCGGAAATCTATCCGTTCACAGGTGAGTAAAAAGGTGAAAGAACAACAGGAGTTGGCAATCACGAGGTCTAAGATGATGAACACAGGCGATTTGCAGTCGAGAATCGGTGGCGAAGAGGACAAGAAGGTCATCGGCATGATTGCAGCCAAGTATTTTGGCGACCTTCCGAGCGTGGACATGAACAACCCGATTGAAGTGCAGCAACGTCTTGACTTCTTCTTTGACGCTTGCATCGAAGCCAGAATCTCTCCTGTGGTGGAATGGATTGCACTGGTGCTGGGCATCGAATGGGTGAGCCTGAAGCAGATTATGGCGGGCAAACGCCGTGACGACAGCTTGCAGCAGAAGTACATCTTAAAGCTGATTCTGCAAATGCAGTCCATGTGGGCGTACAACGGTATGTACGGTCAGGAGAACCCGGCAGAGTGGATTTTCCGAGCTAAGAACTATTTTGGCATGAAGGATAACGTGGAAGTCACCGTTGCACCGCCTGAACAGCCGTTGGGTGATGCCCAGAGCGCAGAGCAGTTGGCTCAGAAGTACCAGACAGCTTTGCCGAAAGGGATTGACGTTGAGTACAGAGAGGTGGCGAAAAATGAAACAACGGTTGGTTGACTTCTCCGACCCGATTCTTTCAGCGGTGCTGTTTATCTTGCTTAAAGACCGTACTACCGGAAAAAACATCATATGGGCGACAGAGCCACCGCCTGAACTAGGCGCAGGCTTTGCGGATGAAATCACGTTAGAACAAATCAAGAAGTGCCCGCCAGTGCCACGAGTTCTCAAGCGTCTGGATGAGCAGAAGCAAAGAACCAAAGCAAAAGCGGAGGTTTTCACTCCTTCTTGGGTCTGCAAAAAGATGATAGACATGGGCGAAGAAAACGGTGCGATGCCCGATATGAAGAAAGAGCCTATCAAGTACATCCATTCAACAGTCCTTGAAATCACTTGCGGAGAAGCACCGTTCCTTGTGAACCGATACGACACGGTAACAGGCAAAAAGATTCCAGTACCAAAACGGAAAGGACTATTTGACCGCAAACTGAAATGTGTAAACAACTGGTTTGATTGGAATGTCTGGACATGGCACGATGTGGCAGAGGACGCAGCGATGACTACATACGGCTATGAGTGGCAGGGTGACAGCCTGTTGCTTGCAAGAGCAAATATGCTTCTGACATGGCGAGAGAACTTTAAGTGGCTGTTCGGCATAGAGCCTGACGCTGGAAAGGTTCGCAACATGGCTGCTATCATCTCATGGAACGTCTGGCAGATGGATGGGCTGAAAAAGACCGTGCCCGGCACGGACATTCCGTGCAAAATCAAAGACTGGAAAGCCGACAAAGAAATCCTGTTCAAGGACGTTGGGGAAGAAGAATAATGTTTGCTAATATCTACGAAACCGCAAAGGATGTATCGTTCTGCGTTGCTGGATGTGCTGGTATGCTCTTTGCAACTAGCTTTTTCTTAAAACTTACGTTTGATATGATTTCCAAAGTCTACTATTTATACCGCACCCTTGGAAGAAGGGGGAAAGAGTTTCTGGAATACAGTCGTTGTCGTGGAGATTTTGACACATATCTGCGTGACCGTGAAAGTAAGAGGAAGTTTTGGGACGAATATTACAAGAAAAAATATCAGGATGAAGCAATAAAATGCACTGGCGATTGTTCTGATTGCTCGAAAGCGAATTGCTTGGACAGGGTTTGAGGTGACAACTAATGCAAACTGACAGAGGAATCTACCACAAGCGAGTATGTGACCGCTGCGGAGCGGTTCTGGGCGGCAGGATGATGAACCCTGACGAATACTTCAAGGACTGGTCGTGGCGCAGGGACACAGGCGACCTGTGCCCGGAGTGCTATGCAGAGTACAAGCGAGTGATCGGGCGGTTCAACAGGGGAAAGAGAGGACAAAGAAAATGAAAAAGTGTGCTCTTTACAGATGCAAACAGTGCTTTGCAACCATGGCGGACGAAGGCGATGTCAGAATCGACAAAGACATTGTTGATTGGATGTTTGAAAACGAAATGGAAGAAAGCAAAATTGGGTTTATCGCAAAGTTCAAAATAAGCGATAAAGTTCTCATCCATCGTTGCTCCAGTAACACCGTTGGATTGTGTGAGTTTATCGGATGGAAGGAGATAGAGGAATGAACTTCTACTGCACAACCGAACATTGCTCTTGCATGGGCATCAAGCAGTTTTCCGCTGGCAAGGCTATCCGATGCACGGCAGAATCCTGCAAGAACAAATCTGAGCCGTCCTGTGGCTCTTGCAAATGGTACGCAGAGCCGGAGGGCGTGTGTGTGAACGACCAGTCAGAATACGTTGCAGACTTCGTGTGGGACGAACGTGGATGCAAGGAATGGGAGAAAAAAGAGAATGAGTAATCTTGGAAATGCGTTGATTGTGGTTTTAGCTTCTTTTCTGGTTGGAACATTTATATGTGGGATAGCATATCTCATTGAAAAAATTTTGATATGGGATATATTGTTGAACGAAATTTCCGATGAAAAGATAAAGGTTCTTGCGGATGCAATTCTCCACATTTTTACTTTTTTGATTGGATTTGTGGTCTTATATACGATGTACAAGGCGGGAGTATAAAAATGACAACAGGGGAGAAAATCAAGAAACGCAGGCTTGAACTTGGCATCACGCAGAAAGATGTTGCAAGGATGATTGGAACAACCAATGCGTATGTAAGTGCCGTTGAAAAGCAAAAGCGTGGCGTGAAGAAAGAAACGAGGCTGGCAAAATTCGCAGAAGCCCTTCAATGCAGCGTGAACGATTTGAAGTCGGATGCGACAAAAGGCACGGTAGACCCAACCAATGACGATTTCGGTGCAGTCTGCAACTGCGCTGTCCGCTACTGCTTGGGCAGACGGTCATATATGCCTAGCTTTGTTTGCGGATACATCACACCACTCCTGCCGGAACTGACAGACAAGACGTTGGATTGTTTTGAACGTGACATTGCAGAATGCAAGCGGACTGGTTTTGACTTTGGCGATTCCTGCGACTATGAGACGTGGGATGCGTTTTACAAGGCGCTTTGTAATGAGATTGAGAGGAGAAAGGGCGATGGAAGCCAGACGACCGATTGATGCTAATGCACTACGGAAGCGCATTGAAGAATGGATGCAGGAATTAGAGCAAGAGTTTACTGTCGAGTACGCCTACATGGGATATGCGCTTGATGATGTGCTTGATTACATCGACACTGCGCCAACAATCGAGGTGAAAAACAATGGCTAATTATCCAGAATACCTTGAACGAAGCGCACTTATTAAAAGAATCCGGAAAGCTTATTGCGATGGCTGCGAAAACTACAATGGAGTTAAATGCCGTGCCTGCGGTATTGGTGATGCCATTGACGTTGTGGAAGATGCCCCAACAGCCTTAGAGCGTACCGCTGAATGGATTGTACAGGACGATACGTTCACAAGATTCGAGTGTAGCGGATGCCACACAAAAAATCATCACACACGTTGGGACTACTGCCCGAACTGTGGAGCGAAAATGGAGAACGCGCATGGCTAACACACTTTGGCATCCAGCAAGCGAACAGCCACGAGAGAGAACGTAGCTTTTGTTGCTTGCGACTAAGACAACGTGGCGTGATAAAGATGGAAAAATGTTGCAAGCAATCTCGCCGACAGCGTACTTTCTTGGCTGTTACGCAGACGGTCAGTTCTGGGATGAGATAGGCGAGAGACTGCCGAAAGACGTGACGGTGACGTATTGGATGCGCATTTATGCGCCGGAGGAATGATATGAGTGGCGAACTCAATGATTTTTTTAAAGCGTTTACGGAAGCAGCTGACAAGTTCTGCAATGAACTTGAAAAATTTGCAAAAGCAGTTAAGCAGTGCGAGACGCAATCAGGATGCTACAATCCGAAAGACAAAAGAAAGCCAAAGCACACACGCCCGATTTACGGCAGAGGCAAGAAACCTTGTGACGGATTCAGGTCAATTATCAGAACGAGAGAGGGGTTTAGAAAGTGAAAAAGCTTAAATTTCCTGAGGATTTCTTTGCATACGACAACCCGGGCTGCCCCGACAAGGACATTGAAAAAGCCGTAAACAGGATGAAGAACTGGATGAATGGCGAGACCTACAAGAGCAACCCTTGGTTCTTTATGGCTGCTGGCAACTATCTGATTGTCGGTCTGATTGCTGAGGATAGGCAGAAAACAATCTACGTTGCACGGCAGTATTATGAGATAGTCAATATTCCGGGCGAAGGCTGGCTGCGTGAACCTGACGCTGAGTGCCAATTTTAAGGAGGATTAAAGATGGAAGAACTTAAGAGATGCCCGTTCTGCGGTGGGAAAGTTGCCATTGCCGAAACAGGCGACCATTTGACAAGCTGGATGTCCATAACAAGAGGAAACTGCAAGAATGGATGCAAGTGCCGGGTATTCATGGAAAGCAAGCCATACAACTCTGATTATTCCGAAGCGGATAAAGAAAAGATTAAGAAAGACCTTATCGAAGCATGGAATAAACGCTACAAAGAGGACTAAGTATGGACAAAAAACGAGACAGCTTTACATTCCGGCGATACTACTTTGAAGCCATCTCCACGCTGAAAAGCAAAGAGAAGCTGGAACTATACGATGCAATCTGTGCATACGTTTTTGAAGAAAAAGACGCAACTTTGAACTCAAAAAAAGCAGAATCTTGTTTCATTTTGATTAAGCATCTGCTCGATGAAGAGTGGAAAAGAAGCGGTATTGCGTCGAAAGGATGGTCTACACGAAAGTCGGTTCATCCTCATGTCATAAATGAGATGAAGGTCAGCTCATCTATGGGTTCAAAGTCAGATGACGATGAACTCACTATATCAACTGACAGTCATATGAACGTCAAGACCTTGCCGGAGAGCGCAGTCAAAAAGAAAACTGACATCTTCTCCGACTTTGCTCATGGCGATAAAGCCCTGCTGGAATCACTGCGAGAGTTCGCACAGATGCGTACAAGAATCAAGAAGCCTATGACAGACCGGGCAAAACAGATGCTCTGCAACAAGCTGGAAAAGTTTGATCGGCATGACTGGAAAGCCATTCTTGACCAGAGCATCTATGCCGGATGGCAGGACGTTTACGCATTGAAACAGGATGACCAGTACGAGCAAAGTACGGAGATGGAGTTTCCTAGACTATGACAATGGACGTTCAAACGGTATTTATCGGTGCGCTGATGATCTGCAAGCCGGGCGTTGTGGATGAAATCATACCAGACCTTGAACTTGACTTGTTCAGACCTGAACTGAGAGACGCTTTTGCGGCCGTTCAGGGCTATTGGACGGCTAGAGGAAAGATAGATATCGTCGAGATAAACACGCAGCATCCAGACGTAGCGCAGACGCTCTTGTCGTGTGTACAAACCTGTGAATCAGAGTGTGTACGAATTGACAGGGAGCAGATGCAGCGTTTGGCACAGCTTATCAGAGAACAAGCTGCACTCACTCGTGTGCAATGTCTGGCATTTCAGATGACCAGTGAGCTTACCGACTATTCTGATCTATCAGACATTTACCAGCAGATGGGCGAAGCAATGAGCCTGAAAGCTGAGGAAGAAGATGCGTGGACATACGAGGATGTGCTGAACGACTATGTGCTTCACATGGACGAGAAACCTGTGTACATCAAGACAGGCCTAGAGCGTCTGGATGAAGCACTACACATCTCACCGGGTGATTTCATCATCATCGGCGGTAGACCGTCTGCGGGCAAGACAGCCCTGTCCCTGCAAATAGCAGCAAGCATGGCAAAGCAAAACTACACCGTGTACTATTTCAGCTTGGAAACCAGCAAACGAAAGCTGGGTGCACGTCTGATGGCTAATCAAATATACTGTCCTCTAGACACGGTGAAAAATAAGGCGGTCAGCTTGAATGAGATTGACGGACAGGCAAAGAACATGAAGATGCCCTTATATATCCGCTCCGCTGCTGGAAAGAACGTGGCGTGGATGAAGGCACAGGCTCTCCGTAAAAAGGCTCAGGTCATCTTCGTAGACTATCTTCAACTCATCCACGAAACAGGCGCAAAGGATAGATATGCCGCCATTACAGCCATATCCATTGCCCTGCACGAGCTGGCACAGACCACAGGCATTGTCGTGGTAGCTCTGGCACAGCTTAATCGAAACCCATCCAAGCCCGGAGCAACGCCTACTAACTCCGACTTGCGAGAGAGCGGACAGATTGAACAGGACGCTGATGCAATCATTCTTTTGTCCGGAGACAACCCCGACAAGTACCTATTCCGGCTAAGCAAGAACAAGGAAGGCGAGATAGGCGACCTTCCCATTACGTTTAACAAGCAGATTCAACGATTCCAAGAGTATACTTGGATGGACTGAGCACACGGGCTGTCAGCAATGGCAGTCTTTTGTTTTTGCCAACTCCACGAGAAAGCCTGTTTTAAGACGTTTTAGATGCTAGATGATAACTTTATCGACTTCCACGCGAAAACGCGCCACAGACGCTCGTAGACGGCTCTCCGTTGATGCTGATGACACATTTCAGACCAGACCAAGCAACCAGACCGATGCAAGAGCGTGGGAAACGGCTTTTCAAGACCAGACGTGAAAGTTATCGGGACAATCAGAAAAACGCGGCAGACAGGCTCCTACACGCCTTTCCAGCGATGATAGTAGCAAGATGAGTGGATGCCAACGACTATTTGTAAAATCTCAGGACTGATTGAGACGAAAAACGCTTCGACTATCACTTTCGGAAATGGCTTTCAAATTTTTGTCCCCTTTCCCCCTTGTTTCCTCTTCCCCCCTTTTGTCCCCCTCTTTCCCCTACAACCCCTATTACCCCCTATAATCCCCCTAACATCTTCCGTGCTCCCCCTTTCCCTCCCCGTGTGTTTAGCGCGTCCGCGGGCGTTATATGTGCGGGCGCGCGTTGACGGAGCCGGGTGTGCCACGATGGTTCAAAAGTGAATAAATAACAGTTATGCGAAATTGAAAACTGGTTCTTTCCCCCTACAACCCTCTATCTCCAAAGCCAGACCGTTAGCCAGCAGAGCAGACCGTAGGCGAGAACTGGCGTGAGATTCGGGCTGGTGGATGGTCTACGACTATTTCACATGGAGAATTAACTTCATTTTGTAGTCGGCTTGATATGTACAAATGTTGCATAGCGGTATGAGCGGTTGATTACAAATTGAAAGCGAATGACCAGCTGGATAGTCTTATTAGATAGTTAAAAGTATTGAGGTATTGCCGAATAAATAATCCTAGTCGATTGATATGATATGGTTGTAGTTGTCAGTAATTAAATCGGAGAAGAACTAACCGAATCAGATGATACAACTATTCCATTGGAATAATAGTTAAAAAGATTGAGTAATTGTTTGCGACTATTATAATAAGTACGATGATTAAAGATTTTGAGGTAATGCGATGGAGATTAAAATTGACAGGCATCTTGACAGCTATTGATTTTGGGAGTGGTCGGATGACTTAGCGACTATCGCACCTCTCTTTCTCTAAAAGGAGAACGACTATTTCACACAAAAAATACACGACTATTTGACGATAGCTCGCAAGAAAACGCTACGACTATTACTCTGCGACTATTAGCGGACTGTTCGTTACTATACTATATATAGGACTTTCAAAAGCTGGTCGTCTGACGGCTTTACGACTATTTTATCAGAGAAACTACGACTATTGCTGACCTCTATTAGCTATCGGGCGAAAACCCGAAAAGAGATACGGCGGTAGCCGTCAATAGTTCCGCGCCGCCAGACTGACCCTGTACAGGTGGAGATGCTGACCCCGTCAGGCTGGCATGGTCTGCAATATGCGCACTGTCTGACATGGAGTCATAACAGGGACGCGCTCTTATATACCTTATTATAATAAGGCGGCTGTGCTGCCCTGTATAACGTCCGGTGCGGCGTCTGGTATCTGGTATGCGCTGGAGGTGCTGCGCCGCTGTGATACGCTCCAGCGTTGCACAGGCGGTAATATAGCCGCTTGTGTCGGTCTGGTATCTGTGGCGGCTGAGCTGTTACAATCGCAGGAAAAGCGCCTGTAAAGCTTTGCGCGCTGTTTTGCGGCGTGGGTGGTATAAGTTGCATGTGCGACACAAAACACGCTGTAAACGCTTGTATGGGGCTGTATTGCAAAAGGGCAAAATAAAAGCCCTGCACCGTGTCGGATGCAAGGCAAAAGAAAAGCCCGGCGCGTAGCCGGGCATATATATTAGATTTCGCTGGCTTCAATCGCTGCACAGCTCCAAGCTTTTTCACCGGGAACGGTGTAGTACAAACAGTAAACGTTTGTATACGAATTGTATAGTAATGTGTATTTATAGCCTTCCTCTTCATATTTATCAAGCTGGCTTTTAATCATCTTGCGAATGATGATTTTATAAAAATTTCTATCATGTACGGCCATTGTAAAACCTCCTTTATCTGATGTGTTTTAATCCTGTGACTCTTTTCACCCAATCATAGCGGGGGTCTTTGTCTGGGTTGTAGATATGAGCCTCGCGCCACTCAGCGCTTTGGATTGCCTCAAAAAAATCGCTGTCGCTCATGCGTTCACATCTTACTTCAAGCTCTGAAAGTCGGGGGCAGTCTTTTTTGTGATGCTCAATGCCGCAACCGTTTGGACTCCAGACAATGCCGTCGCCCGTGTCATATTCATAAATGCTTTTAATCATCATGCTTTTTCACTCACTTTCTGGGCCTTGCCCCTTTACTTTAGTATACCATGTTTGCAGTCCATTAGATAGGATTTTCAAAAAATATTTTTGCTCTTTTGGGCAATGGGGCGGGGTTGCTTTATCCGGTACAGCCCCGCTAAAGTGTCCGGGCGGCATTACTTGGACGCCTTAAACAGCGCCGAGAAAAACCAGAAGAAAAACAGGACGCTAGAAAAAATCATGCGATCGCCTCCCGCCAAACCTCTTTATGTGCCGGGATGGATTTACAGGCGATTACATAGCGGGCCGGGTCAATCATGCGAGACTTTACGAACTGGGCACGCTCCAACGTTGAGAACGGCCCACAGAAAAACTTACCATTTGGGAGCATCAAATAAAAACCGTGATACAACATCTTAAAACCTCCTATCAAACCACGCTGAACCGCTTGTATGTGGTGCGCTTGCTGCACTCAGCATAAATATCCGGGTGCGCTGCCTGCAAAAGCTTGCTGTCAAGTCGGACGCTTTGCACGTCCTTGTAAATGGCCTTTGCCGTGCCCTGTACCATTTCGGGCGCGCCGTGCATCATGTTGATTATATCCGCCTTGATTGCATCATTCATTGCTTCTAATTCTTCCATGAGCCGCTTGTTTTCGCGGTATGCGTTCACTTTTTCTTCAAACGTCGTCATTTTTTACGCCTCCATATAATTTGCGGGGAATGCTTCTCCGATATCCTGATAGCTTGTAAAGACGTGCGCGGAGCCCGTCAAATAATCGTGCAGACCTGCACGCAGGGCACAAAAAATACTATCAATATCGTACCTTTTGTTTTTTTCTGCATAGTTGCGCTGCCAGTGGTCTATATAGTCCCGGATAGCGGCAATCATTCCAGATGTACCACGCCATATTATAGGCAATTTTCTGCTCCGCTGTGCAGGTGGATTTGTCCACCCCTCTAATTTTATGGTATTTCATCGTTTTGCCCTCCTTGTTAGCTGTTAAGAAATGCTATCATAACTAGTGCGCCGGAGATCATGCCGCCCACGTACCAGAGGGCGGCCCACTGGGTTGCATCAAGTACCAGCATATTACTGCACCCCCTTGCAATACAGGCCGTTGGTGCGGCAGATAGTGCGGATACGGTTGCAAGCCTGATACAAGTGCGCGAGCTTGCACATCAAGCCACGTCTCCCGGCTGTTAGGCTCATACACCCCGCCGTGCTTGCGCTTGAGTTCGGAGGGGGTGCAGACGCGGGCGGCGATATCGGCATTGTAGCAGATGGAGCAGCCGCCGTTGCTGTACTGCTCCCAGCAGCTTGCACCGTTGAGCGCCCACCGCTCAAGCTCTGCACCGTCAATCGGGAGCCGCTCCACGTCATTTGCGCCCCACTGGATATCCTCCAGCAGGTCGAGAGCGTACAACGTGACGGCCTTACTCCATGCGCTGCGATCGTGGCGGGTGTTGAGTTCGGCGCGGATGGTATCAGCGAGTGCGGTATAGTCGGGAGCGGTGGGGGCGTTGCTCTGCTCTGCTGCGGCCTGCTCCATCTCGTCGAGGATAGCAAGGGCTTTGCGGTAGTCCTCGCGGCGCTCCTCGCAGCACTTGGGAGCGGTAATATAGCCGTTGAGCTCCGCGCGGAAATCTTGCTCCCAGTTGGTGCAGTCCACACGAGGTGCGCCGTTTTCGTCAAGGTCGAAATCCTCCTCAAGGATGATTGCAGCAAAGAGGTCTTCCGCCCACAGGCGTTCCCAGTACTTTGTGATGTTAATTTTCATGGTTTTTGTCCTCCTGTTTTGGTGTATTGTGGTTGTAGTCATTTATTTCTGAGCTTGTCTATATTATATCATTTATATCTGAGCAGTCAAGGGCTTTACACAAAAAATACAGATATAAATGAGTATAAATATAGTGCCCGAAATTGTACACTTTGCCGGACACGGCTCACGCCCTCCAGTGTCGCCGCCGCCGTACCGATCGCCCCCGCGCGGCCTGTCTGGTATCGAGTGCAGACCGGTGCAGCGTGTCCAACGTCCGGGCGTGTGTGTCGTGCCTTGCGTGGTCTGCTCTGCCGCCTGTGATGTGCAGCCGTTCCGGGTGCGCTGGATGAGGCGGGGAGCCACCGGTGGGGTATATAGCCGCCGCCCAGCCCCGCCCGGTCAGTCCCGTCACCACCGAAAAAATAAAAAAGGCTCAAAAAACACCCTACCCCCCATTGTCAATCTCAAAAATCCCGCCAAAAAACAAAAAGACCCCTACAAAGGGTCTGTGTTATGTGCTATACTTGCCTTACAAGCCTTGAAAGGGAGGAATCTACAATGGCTAAAAGTAAAATGACAACGTGCAAGCACTGTGGCGCAGAAATTGCCGCAAGCGCAAAGGTCTGCCCTCATTGTGGAGGCAAGAACAAGCCGCCTATCTATAAGCGTTGGTGGTTCATCGCTATCATCGTTCTGGTTGTCCTGTCTGCTATTGGCGGCTCTGGCAGTAGTTCTGACAGTTCCGCAAGCAGTAGCAAAGCGACATCCAAAACAAGTGCATCCACCGCTTCTTCCGTTGCGTCTGTGCCAGAAATCAGCGAGGATGACTACAAGGCTGAGTGCCAGACTGTGGACTATAAAGAGCTGTGCCGCTATCCTGAAAAGTATGAAGGCACTAAGATTGTAGTCAAGGTAAAGGTCTCGCAGATTATTGACGCAAACTTCTCCGGCAGCGAGAAGGCATGGAGAACCTACACGGACAACAGCGGATATGGCTTCTATGCCGATGACGAGTATTATATGCTGGATAAGCGCGGTGGCGATGCTGTGAAGATTCTGGAAGATGATATTATCACAGTCTATGGTGAGTTCACCGGGCTTGAGAAAATCACCAGAGCATTGACTAGCACTACCGATGAACTGCCCCGTATTGAAGTCAAGTACGCAGACCTTGTAGAGGAATAATCGCATAACACAAAAAGCCAGCGGCTAGATACTCTCTAACCACTGGCTTTTCTTATAGGCTATTTACGATTTAAGTGTTGGAAACATGATAGGAGCGCTGACTTCTTCCTTTTCCCTGAGAATGTCGAGCAAACAATCATTGTATCCCATTGAATAGCTGTCCTCGCAAAAATGTTGTACGGACGTTGCTAGTGCTACACTTACAACTTCTCTTGACCGCTTATCCTCTGGCATGATGATTTCTAATGCCTGATTAAGGACTTCATGGCTTTTTTCTAAAACGGCTTTGTGCTCTTCATTCTCAGCTTGTAGCCGAAACATTTCTTCCGAGTAGTCCATCAGCACGTCTCCATTCTGATTTGCTCGCCAACAGGCAGATAGCCCGCTTCTTTAAGCTTGCTATAAATGAACTTCTGACCGGCTCTCGTCCAGCGGGTGACCTCTTTCGTCTTGCCGTTCGGCAGCTCGATCGGATGCCCGACAACGTATCCGTTGCCAAGATACTTCTGGTAAGGAATCCACTGTTTGTTCACAGTATGTTGGATGCCAAGCCCTCTAAGAATCTGGTTCAGCTTTCGTGCGCTCATGCCGTAGTTCATGGCAATCTGCGTTGTAGTCAGGCTTTCATCGGAAAGCAGCATCGCCTTTGCGTAGTCGGAATCAGGCTTCATCTTGGCGTTTTCCGCTTCCAAAGCCTTTACTTTCTTACGCTCCGTGTCAATAACACTGTTGGCAGCAATCAGAGCACGGCTCAACAGCATCTCTGTGGATTCTGGCTCTGGGTTGGTAAGCTTCTGCTCCATCTGATTGAAAGCATCAATGTACTTGAGCTTCCATTCAAGGGCTTCCTTGCCGGTAAAGCCAAACGTGAGTAAACTGAACCCATCCCGGTTCATAAGGTACATCGGATACTGTTTACCACGATTTTCAAACGTGGTTTCGTAGAACATGGATTTGGTAGCCGAATTTTCGGCTACGAGATTCTTGATAGAATCAAGAACGTGCTTGTGTTCCTTCCCAAAATGTTCTGCCACTTCGCGGCTGGAAACGACAACTTGTCCGTTTTCGCTGATAAGATTGATAGCATATTTAACCTTTTGTTCCATAAAAACTCCTATGGTTCTTGCGGAACAAGCCAATTCCTGCTATAATAAGGCTGGAACAGCTTGTTCCAGTGTTGTTTATGATACGTTCGCTGCGGCTGGTAACTTTAGCGAGCGTATCATTTCTTTTCATTAAGCATCGGATGAAGCAAGAAGAACGATTCTCGCAGCGCAGAAGACAAGGAAACCATGTTCTTGATGCAGTAATCTTGCAAGTGATTGAACTGGCGTTCCGTCAAGCTGATAGTTAATGTGCGATTGTATCTCTCAGCATAAGGATTGCTCATATTAGCCCACCCCCTTTCGATTGTTGGTGATATTAGTATAACTATGTTTTGTGCTAAGTCAAGGTATGAAACACTATCCGTAGTACTGCTATCTGTACTATCTTCCCGTTTTCTACATTTTGCACAAAACTTAGCTATCCTTTTTGGATGCTCCCGCTTCGTACCCTGCCCGGTAGTTCAGTTCGGACAGCTTGCCCAGCGCTTCTGCGTACTCCCTGTCCTCGCTGGTCGGCTCTTTGCCGTGTGCGAGGGTTTTTAGAAATTCTTCGGTTGTCGTGGGAAAATTCATGTTTTTTTGCTCCTTTCTATTGCAGAAGCGGTCTGCTTCTGCTATAATAATTGACAGAAACCGAGACTGCGCCCTTGGTTGCGTAGCTTCTGTTTTGTGGTGGAATAGGTCATCAGTGCAACTTTGGTCGGTGGTGCTGATGGCCTATTTTTTTATGCCACAAAGGATAAATCTGCCGTTGTTGGCTGATTCATCGTGTGTTCTGCTGTCTTAGATTATAGACGCTTGGTATATAGTTGTCAACAGCCCAATTTGTATAATTTGTACGTTAAAACACGTTTTAGTGTAAATTTTTGATAGTGGTTTTGACACTTTAATGTGTTAGAATTGGGACGGGAATTTATAGTAAAACTTGATAATACGATAATTATACAACCTGTAAACTAACACAAAAAAGTGTTGATGGAAAAGTGACCCTATTGATAGTAAACATTTATTTTTTTACTCTTGACAGTCACATATATCTGAGTTATAATTGATTCAGAGAAAGGAAGATGCAAAATGAGGGCAGGAGAAATTGTTTCTGAAATCATGAAATCTCAAAATGTCAAGGTTTCGGATATGTGCTACAAACTAAAAATCAAATCGAATGTTTTTTGCAATCGGCTTGTTCAAAAAAACATGAGTGTGAAAGTTTTAGACGAAATGCTGAGAATCCTTGATTATAAAATTATGGTGGTTCCTAGAGGAACTAAAGTTGATGGCGGATATGATGTTGAGTAAAACGAATTGGGTTGAGGTATGATATGCAGTACTTCTTAGCTAGAGTGTCTAGTAAGGAACAAAGCCTTGCAAGACAGCTTAAAATCGCACGAGATCGGTTCGACATCCCAGACGAGAATGTATTTTGTGATAAAATGACAGGCAGCAGCTTTGATCGCCCGCAATATAAACGATTGAAAGAGACTGTTAAGGCTGGGGATGAAGTCATCGTTAAGGAATTTGACCGATTCGGGCGTGACAAAGACGAAATGAAGCGAGAACTTCAATGGTTCAAAGAAAAAGGCGTGATTGTTCGCATTCTCGACATTCCGACCACGCTTATTGACTTCCAAGACCAGACATGGGTGCTGGAAATGGTAAATAACATCCTTATTGAGGTTTTGGGCGCAGTAGCTGAACAGGAGCGCAAGAAAACCAAGCAGCGTCAGGCAGAGGGTATAGCTGCCATGCCTATTGTTGATGGCAAGAGAGTGTCAGCGAGAACAGGCCGTAGCTTCGGCAGACAGGAAAAGCAAGTTGACGAGAAGCAGTTTGAAAGCCTATTAAAACAACAGCAAAAAGGCAAAATTACCGTAAAAGAGTGCTGCAAGCAGCTTGGTATTGGAAAATCTACTTGGTATGAGCGTGTCGAAAGATATGCAAATAAAAATAGCGGCAGCCCAACCACAAGCCACCGCTAAGAGTACACCAAACCAATCAAAACAGGAAAAAGAATGGTGCAACCACAGTATACCATTCTTTTGGAGGAACATCAATATGAGTAAGAAACAAAAGATGGATTTAACTGAAAAACTAGAAAATATTCATGGCGGTAATTTGATTGTTCAAGATGGAACGACAAAGCTACGTTCAATTTTTGATTTTGTGAAATACGAAGAATTGTTTGCTTTTGTTGAAGGATGCAAATTAGCAAATTCCATTCTGATTTTTGAAAATGAAGGATTGACCATTAAACCAACTGAATCAAACTTAGGGCAGAATATCCAGTTGGCTATGTATGCCAGCATTTGCGAAGATAGCACGATGGTAAAACAATATCTTGATTACATTATGAAAGTTGGTTGTAATGGCAAACGTGAGCCGACATTATATAAAGAATGACGCTGCCAAGCAGCTTGGCGTGACCCGCCAGACATGGTATCGGATTGCTGAACAGAGAAAGGCTGGATAATATGCAGGGAGAAGAACTGATTGTTAAGAACGGCAGTATCACATTGCGGTCTATGCTTGACTTTGGCGGTTTCCTTGAAATTAAGAGGTTTTTGGAAGCCTGTCATTCGGAAAACTGCACCGTAACTTTTGCAAACGAGGAAATTGTCATTTTTCCAAATGATTATGACGCTGCCAAAGATGCTCTCGTTTTTATTTACGGCACATTGGCAGAAAGACACAGTATTATTGAAAAGTATCTTCGTTACAAGTTGATGCTTGGGGATGAAGAACCGAAGCCTACTTTATATAACCAGTGAAAGGAGTAGCTCATGGACAACTTTAATGCCATCTACAAGATTCTCAAACTGCTGGATAAGCACAAGGGCGATGAAGAATTTGACTATGAGCTTATCTCTGCAAAAGCAATGAAGATGAAGGTCTCTGACTGGGAGCAGATTATGATCGAACTGCAAATGAACGGTTTCATTCGCGGTCTGGTCTACACGCAAGACCTGACGAACAAGTTCCCGCATATTGTAGAGCCGATTCACCCGCAGATTACCTTGAAAGGCATGGAGTATCTATCCGAAAACAGCATAATGAAGAAGGTAGAAAAAGGATTAGAAACGGTCGGGCAGTTCTTTTAATTGATTTTGAGAAAGAAATTTTCTAAAATCGCATTATAAAACCGAATATTTGATTTTTGTGCAGTTGTAGGCACTCTTTACATTTTTAGGTAGGGGGTGCCTATTTTTTATGCAGCCAAAACAGTGTATCGCCATCATTGACAGCATCAAAGCGTATGCAAAGCAGAATCCGACCGAAGCACAGGTCTATGAGGACTGGTTTCAGGCGGTTGTGAACCTGAGAGACGCTCTGCCGCAAGACAAACGGTTCGATGCCTACAAATATTCTGGCGAGCTACGCTCTGTCTGTGCAGCCATGATGGGCAAGATGAAAACAGGCGAGGACGTGGCAAAGGTCTATGACATTATCGGCCGGACGTACCTGTTTGAAGCAAAGGATGTGTTTGACAGCTATTGCATCTACCTTGAATGGAACCGTGCGCCGGAGAAGAAGTTCTACCAGCCACGCAGACGTATTCTCCACACGCTTGTTAATGACCTAGAGGATTTGTTTTTCCATCGTGTAGATTTCTTGGGAATTTCTATGGCTCCGAGAACAGGAAAATCGACTCTTTGTATATTTTTCATCACATGGCTGATGGGCAACCGTCCTGACGTTGCATCGGTTATGAGCGGACATTCCGACAAGCTGACCAACGGCTTCTATGGTGAAGTGTTGTCCATCATCACTGACCCTGTAACTTACAACTGGGGCAAAATCTTCCCTGACGTTCAGCTTGTGGACAAAAGTGCAAAGGACGAAAGCGTTGACTTGAACCGAAAGAAGCGCTTCCCCACCCTTACTTGCCGCTCTATTGGTGGCACGCTGACTGGTGCTGTTGAAATCGGTGAGGGCGGCGTTCTGTACAGCGATGACTTGATCGAGGACTTGGAGGAAAGCCTGAACGTTGAGCGTCTGAACAACAAGTACGATGCCTACCTGAACCAGCTGAAAGACCGCAAAAAGCAGGGCGCATTGGAACTGATGGTCGGTACACGTTGGAACGTGCTTGACCCTCTGGGACGTATCCAGAACCAGTATGCGGAAAATCCAAAGTACCGATTCCGGGTGATTCCTGCGGTGGACGAAAACGGACACAGCAACTTCAATTATGACTACGGTGTGGGTTTTGACGATGCCTACTACGCCGATATGAAAGCCAGCATTGATGATGCAACATGGTGGGCAAAGTACATGGGCAAGCCCTATGTGCGTGAAGGACTGCTCTTCCCTGCCGATGAACTGCGGTATTTCAATGGCGTTCTGCCTGATGGGGAGCCTGATCGCAAGCTTATGGTCATGGATATTGCATGGGGCGGCGGCGACTTCACAGCTTGCCCTATCGCTTATGTGTACGGGGATGCTGTGTTTATCCCAGACCTTGTGTTCAACAACGGCGATAAGACCGTGACCAGACCAGAAGTCGTAGGAAAAATCATCCAGCATAAAATCAACGTGGTGCGCGGTGAAGCCAACAACGGTGGTGACGAATACTGTGACGTGGTAGACAGCCAGCTCCGGCAGCAGGGCTATCACTGCTCTGTCCGCAGCCAACGTGCGCCAAGTGGACAAAGCAAACTGTCAAGAATCATCCAGTATGCGCCGGACATCAAACGGTTCTATTTCCTTGACGAAAAACACCAGTCGAAAGAGTACAAGGCGTTCATGGAACAGGTCACGATGTTCACGCAGCTTGGCAAAGTTCCGCACGATGATGCCCCAGATAGTCTGGCACAGCTTGCTGATGAACTTTACAACGGAATCAGCAAAATTGAACCCATAAAAAGGCCATTTTGAAAAAAGTGGTAACGTATAATTTAATTTATTGACTTTATATCGTTGTTTTTGGTATAATGTGTGTAAGGAGTTGGCTACTCCGGCATGATGCCTGCTACAAGCTTTACGGCTCCGAGCTGAATGCTTTGAAGGCGTTCTCCTTTCTGCCCAGCAATGGTTTCCACGATCTTTCCCATTGCTGGGATATATAAGTTGCGTCCCGTGTTGGATGGGGTCTGGTTCGCCCTTAAAATCTTGACTTCCAGAATAAGGCGGTTCAAATCCGTCACGCAGCACAACGATTCACTTCTGTTTTCATGGAAATTTTCCTTTTACAACCTCCAATCGTTATTCCCGGCTCTCGATGAAATGGGTTTTTGGACATTTTACCATTTCAAAGAGCAACGATGAATCAAGCCGGGTCTTTATGTTGCATTAGCTCAGTATGGCTAGAGCATTCGGCTCATAACCGGACATACATTGGTTCAAATCCATTATGCAGCACCAAAATTGCAGCCCAACATCTGTCCGACAGCAGAATGAAACAGCTGCAATGGTTTCTCTAGGCGGAGAATAGCACGGCTGGAAGTGCGAACAGTTTCCCAGCAGCTTCTAACAGGTCTGTGCTCAACAGCCTGTTTCCAGGAATATTAGGAAAGGAGCGCAGATGAAAGCAAAAGTCAGATGCAAGCATCCCCGCGAGGACGCAAACGGAAATCCGTGCGATTGCGGACGTTACCTTGGTGAAGTGGAAGGCAAGTTCTCTCTTCTGTGCCCTCTTTGCCATTGGATTACAATTGGAGATTCCAACTTTCCAAAAGATACATGGGTCTCCGTACCAAAGTTCAAAAACTGAATAGCTTTTGAAGCGCAGTTGTAAGCGCAGTGAGATAGACCTTAACAGGTTTGTCTTGCTGCGCTTTTTATTTTGCCGGAAAGGAGGAACGCATGGCTGAGTATCAGACGGTTGTTGGTGGCTTTTTGAATGAGCCGCTAACCGGGCGTAGACCGATTGAAACGCCGGAGACGGAAATCAATCGGTCAAACGTGCTGAAAGTGGTCATGGGCAAGGCAGAGCCTATTCATCTGCTGAACAAGAACGAGATTCGCTTTTTGCACAACTACTACTTGGGCAGTCAGCCTGTCCTCCACCGCACGAAGGAGTACCACGCTGAAATCACCAATCGTATTGTAGAGAACCATGCCAACGAGTGCGTGGGCTTCTACACCGGCTACATGAGCGGCACCCCTTGCTCTTATGTGCGGTCTGAAACGGCAACTGGTGACGGTGAGGAAATTGCCCGCCTGTCCAACGCTTTGCAGTATGAGGGCAAGGATGCGCTTGATCGGCGGCTTTGGCAGTGGATGTTGGAGTGTGGGCAGGGATACCGCATCGCTCTTCCTGACAAGGGGTACAACGGCAACTACCCGGACGAAACGCCACTGCTGGTGGATGTTCCCAACCCGGATATGGCGTATGTGATTTACAACTCCGGCATCGGTCACAAGCCTATCGCCAACGTTCTGCACATCCCGCGCAATTATCAGAATGACCTGAACGACCTGATTTGCGTGTATACATCGAACCAGTACTTTGAAATCGACAACGGCAAGGTTACAAAGTCTGAGAATCACTCTCTGGGAATGCTACCGATGGTCGAATACAAGCTGAACCCGGAGCGAATGGGCTTGTTTGAACCGGCAATCCCTGTGCTGGATGCCATCAACGACCTTGAAAGCAACCGTTTGGACGGCGTGGCACAGTTTATCCAGTCCATCATGGTGTTTACCAACTGCCTTGTGGACAAGGATGCTCTCGACCAAGTAAAAGAGCTTGGTGCAATGTGCCTGAAATCAACTTCTGGTTTGCCCGCTTCTGTGTCGCAGATTGCAAACGAGCTTGACCAGCAGCAGAGCCAGACCCTGCTTGATTCCATGTTGAACGTGTACCGCAGTCTGACTGCCATGCCTAGTGCCACTGGCAGCGAGAACTCAACGTCTGACAACGTGGGCGCAGTTATCGTCCGCAACGGCTGGAATCACACCGAAGCAAGGGCGCAGCAGTACGAGAATATGTTCAAGTTTTCGGAACGCCAAAGCCTGTCTGTGATGCTGAAAATCTTGCGTGATACGGCTGGTTCTAAGTTGATGGCAAGTGACATCAACATCAAACTGCCGCGCCGTCAGTATGACAACCAGCAGAGCAAGGTTCAGATTTTTGCACAGATGCTTAGTCAGAGCATTGACCCGCAGTTGGCGTTCACTACGCCCGGTCTGTTCCCTGACCCGCAGGCTGCTTACGAAATGAGCAAGCCATTCCTAATTGCCGCTGGCAAGCTGGGTGAGGATGGGAAAGCGCCGAAACCGCAGGAACAGCCGACAGACCATATTGTTGACGCTAACAAAATGGTTGGCAAACAAGCCGAGATAAAAAACGGAGAAAAAAATGGTGAAACAGGCTCTTCATACTGACGATGAGATTTCCAATGTGATGCTTCTTCTCTCAAAAATGAGAGAAGAATGTGCCGATGATGGCGAGTATACAAAAGAAAAAAAGCACAAAGCTATCGATTGGGCTCTGTACGGGCTTGGCAATATTCCAGTAACCGACTAAAAATCATCCCGAATTTTCGGGCTGATATATTCCGGCAGGGAAGCCGGGATATAAATTTCGCAGCGTTGCAGGGAAGCAACGGTAAAAAAACGCAGGAGGAAATTAACGATATGAAACTCAATGTGTTGCTTGGTGATGCCTACAAAGAGGGCATGACCGCCGATGAAATCATTTCTGCGCTTGAAAAGGTTGCAGACCCTAGCGCAGAGGTTGAGAAGCTGCGCAACGCCGTGACGAAAGCCAATGGCGAAGCTGCTGAGTACAAGAAGCAGCTCAAGGCAAAGCGCACCGATGACGAGAATGCCGCGCAGGAACAGGCTGACAAGCTGGCAGAGATGCAGAAGCAGATTGAAGCTTTGACTGCCGACAAGGAGAACCTCGTCAAGGAAAAGACCCTTGCATCTTACCGTGAGAAGTTTGTTGCACAGGGTTATGACGCTGAACTTGCCAACAAGGCTGCATCTGCACTGGCTGACGGTGATATGGACAAGGTTTTTAAATTCCAGTCGGAGTTTATGACCGCCCATGACACCGCATACAAGGCTTCCCTGCTGAAGGATATGCCCACGCCTCCGGGTGCGGACGGCAAGGGCGGTTCTGACAGTGATGGCGTGGCGTTTGCTAAGAGCCTTGCACAGCAGAACGCAAATACCTCTAAGGCATCGAGTGACGCAATGAGTGCTTTCCATTAACAAGGAGGAAAACATGAAGTTTACCAGAAACACGGTCAACGGAATCAACGATACCATCCTTGCTTCCAATGACTACACCGCCATTCCTTTTACCGTGACCGAAACTGCTGCGGTTAAGGCTGGCTATCCCATGACGCTGGCTGGCAAGAAAGCTGTTGCTGCTGGCGAGACTGGTTCTAAGACCATCAACGCTGACGGCATCCTGCTGTATGACGTTGACCCGGCAGAGAACCCCAACGCTTCCCTGCTGATTCGTGGTGTTATCGACACCAAGAAGGCAGCAGCAAGTTCCAGTTTCACCTTTGACGCTGACGCAATCAAGGCACTCAAGACCGCCGTCCCCGGCATCTTCTGCCGTGACAACATCAGCGTGAACGCTTAATAGGAGGTAAAACAACATGGCACTGAATCTCAAGGAAGTCTTTGCCCCGGCTGCGATTGCCGCCTATTGGACGAATGACCCCACCAATGCGATGCCCTTTGCATCTGATGCATTGTTCCCCGCCAAGAAGAAGGCCGGTCTCGACCTGAAGTGGCTGCGTGGTCACAAGGGCATTGGCGTGTCCCTGATGCCCAGCGCATTTGACGCAAAGGCTACGTTCCGTACCCGTGAGGGTTTCAAGTTCGATGAGACCGAGATGCCGTTTTTCCGTGAGGGCTACCATCTGGGCGAGAAAGACCGTCAAGAAATCCTGCGTGTTCTGGACAGCAATGACCCCTATGCCCGTGATGTGATGAACCGTCTGTACGATGACACCGCACAGCTTATCACTGGCGCGCGTATCGTTCCTGAGCGCATGATCTGGCAGCTGCTGGCTCCCACCAATGGCGTTCCCGGCATCACCATCAAGGCAAACGGTGTGAACTACACCTACAACTACGACCCGGACGGCACTTGGAAGACCACCAACTACAAGGAAGTCTCTGTCGCAAAGTCCAAGTGGAACGTCACCACCGCTACCCCCATTGCTGACCTGAATGCCGCAAAGGACGCTGTTCTGGCAAGCGTTGGCGAGGTCGTGACTGAGGTGTACATGAACACCGCCACCTTCCGCAACATGATTGCTGCGGACGAGGTGAAGAATCGGTTTATGACCGTCACCGCAAAGGCAAACGCAGTTCTGCTGGATACCGAAGCACGGCAGATTATCGAATCCGCAACTGGGCTGACCATCCATCTGTACGACAAGATGTTCAAGGCAGACCAGTACAGCGCAAGCGAGAAGTATCTGCCTGACGGCATGGTGGTGGTTGCTCCTTCCGGCGCTCTGGGCAGCACTTGGTACGGCACTACCCCCGAGGAAGCTGACCTGCTGTCTGGTCAGTCTGGTGCATCCGTGTCCATCGTAAACACTGGTGTTGCCATCACCACTGAGCTGACCATTCACCCGGTCAACGCCAACGTCTATGCTTCCGAAATCGTCCTGCCGTCCTTTGAGCGCATGGACGCTGTGTACTGTATCAAGGCTTACTAAGGCGAAAGGAGGAAAGCAGCATGGGAGACCAGTATTCCGAAGCGGCAGTCAAACTGGGACAGTACATCTCCCCTGCACTTGACCGTGAAATCACGGACGAGGACTACCCACTCTTCGACCTGCTGCTTGATTTTGCCAAAGACAAGATATTTGCACAGGGCTACCCATTCGGCAACAGGCCGGACGAGTTGCCCTTGCAGTATCAGTCGTTGCAGATACGCATTGCAGCGGAACTGTACAACCATATCGGCGCAAACGGACAGACGAGCTATACCAACAACGGCATTACTCGTGTGTGGGAAAGTTCCGATGTGGCACAGTCCCTGCTAAATGAAGTAGTTCCGAGAGTAGGTGTTATCGGCTGATGTTTAATGGAAGCCCGCTGGATAAGCGCCCGCTGTGGTACTCAAACCCGGTTGGCGGAAAAACGCCTGTTGTTGACGAGTGGGGAAACGAAACCGGCGAAACATCGCAGACGTGGAGTGACCCAGCAAAGCTGATGCTGAACGTCAGCCCGCCTACTGGTTCTGCGGAAGCAAACCCTTTTGGAGCGTTTACGGATTATAGCTACGTTGTCAGTTCGTCCAGCAAAAAGCGCAATACACCGCTTTATGAAGGCACACACGTCTGGTTTCAGACAGACGTTTCAAAGCCCTTCAATTTCACTGTGGCCAAGGTTGCAGAGCATATCACGGATACGCTGTATGCGCTGAAAGAGGTGGCTGCAAGTGAAAATTAAAGTGAGGTTGAGCGATGCTGGACTTCGTGATGCGGAACGTCAGATACAGGAGTACAAGGCCACCCTGAACAAAAAGGCTAGAGCGCTTGCTTTTCGTCTTTCTTGGCTGGGGCTTGAAGTCGCAAAGATACGTTTTGCTAACGCGCAATACGCTGGTTCCAATGACGTGAAATGCCACATCAACCAAAAAGACAAGACTTGTACCATCGTTGCAGAGGGCAAGGCGGTTGCTTTTATCGAGTTTGGCACTGGCATACATCACAACGGATATGGCGGTGAACTACCGCCCGGTATTGGCGCGCATGGCTCTTACGGCAAAGGGCAAGGCGCAAACCGCAGATGGTACTACTACGGCGAATCCGGCAATGCTGGCACGCCTGTCAAACAGGTGGATGGAAAAGGTCAGTTGAATTACACCGATGGCAACGAACCAGCTATGGCTATGTGGGGAGCTGTTGAGGAAATGGCTTCTCAAGTCGAAGCAACGTGGAGGGAGGTTTGGAATAGTTGATCGATTATCTCAATTCTATCTTCACGGCTGTTGCTAAGGAACTGCGAAAGCAAGTGCCCGGCATCTTCGTTACTGGTGAAATCAATGATAGCAACGTCAAGAAGTTTCCGTGTGTGCAGATAGAGGAAAACAGCAATCTTCCTGTACACATTGATTCTGCTGGTCACAGCAAGTACGCTGCCGTTTCCCTGCGTGTGCGTGTCTACTCCAACAAGAACACCGGGCGCATTGCAGAAGCACGTTCCATCGTTGGAATCGTGGATTCTGTTCTTGAACCGCTTAAATTTTATCGCAAATCGTTTGCCCCGTTGAATGGGCTGTATAACAATTCCGTCTATCGGATTGATTGCAGCTATGGGGCAACAATCGGAGAGGACGGAATGATTTACCGAAACTAAGGAGGTAAACATTCTATGAGTACTGCTATCTCCGGTCTGAATACCACCCTGTATTGTGGCGACAGCGCAACCGCTCTGACGAAGCTGTGCGACATCAAGGATGTGCCCGACCTGATCTCTGAGCCGAACCTTCTGGATGCCACCACCTTGTCTGACCCCATGCAGGTCAACATCTTTGGCATCATCCAGAGCGACACCAAGTCTTTCACCGCCAACTACAACAAGGCTGACTATACGAAGGTTAAGGCCGCTGGCTATGATGAAACTTCCGATAGCAACGCCGTGAAGTACTACGCCCTGAAGATGCAGGACGGCTCCGGCTTCACTTGGCAGGGCATGCATCAGGTTGGTCTGTCCGGCTTTGGCGTGGACGAGGTTGTGGAAATGACTATCAACTGCATCTTCACCAAGAAGCCTGAGTTCAGCGAGACCCTGACCGTCACTGGCGGCTAAACCGCAAAAATCGAATCAATCAAACCGGGCAGAACTGAACAACGGATTTGGTTCTGCCCCTATTTATAAAGGAGAGCATTTATTATGGCTGCTAAGGTTATCAACTTTCATTCCCCTGATGGCAAGAACACTTACGAGCTGACTTTCACCCGTGACAGCGTGGAAGCCACCGAACGCGCAGGCTTTCAGATTGGCCAGTACACCCAGATGACCAATCTGCTGTCCAACTCCCGCGCCCTGTTCTACGGCGCTTTCATCGCACGAAACAAGGGCATCAAGCGCAAGGTTGTGGACGAGATGTTCCAGCACATCGAGGATAAGGAAGACCTGATGGGCGTTCTGCTTGAAATGTTCGTGGACGCTTCCAAGTCCCTGCTGGCAACTGACACTGAGGACAAGACCGCAAAAAACGCAACGTGGGAGATTGTGTAACTGCACAATCTCAGGAAGCGGACGGAGAGGGAGAGCCATTTTCCTTCTCCAAGCTGTTTCACGATGTAGAAGCCTATTACATCTCCATCGGCATGACCTACGACCAGTTTTGGCACGGCGATGTCTGGCTGGCGAAGGTCTACCGTGACGCAGAGGAACTGCGGGAACGCAGAGCCAATGCTGAAGCGTGGAGAAACGGCTTTTACATGGCATCTGCGCTTTCCTCTACGGTTGGCAATATGTTCCGAAAGAAAGGGTCTAGCCCCATCAAGTACATGGATAGACCGATTCCCCTTACTCAAAAGGAGAAAGACGAGTATGAATACCAACGCGCAGTTGAGGCGCAGGAGCGAATCAAGAGAATGATGTTCTCTATGATGGAAAGTGATGGTGGTAGTGATGGCTGATGTTGATATTACAAGCTTATCCGTAGAGATTTCTGCGGAATCGCAGGGCGCAGAGCTTAATATCGACAAGCTCGCTACCGCCATTTCTAATTTGCGGACGAAAGGCAACGTCACAAAGGTTGTAAATAGCCTTGATAAGCTGGCTGGTTCCATTGCAGCGCTGAAACAGGCATCCGCTGGAATGTCCGGGCTGGACAAAATCACCAGCTTTCTGAATGGGCTTTCCAACGTCAACACGACCGCAAGCGCAAAGAGCATCAACACGGTCGTGAACGCAATCAAGAAGATTCCTGCGGCGGTGTCTGGCTTGAACGGAACGGATTACTATGCTCTGAAAGACAACATCAGAGAGGTTGCAAATGGTCTTTCACAGTTATCTATTTTGGATGCTGGAAATCTCAAATCCGTTGGAAGCGCTCTCAATGCGTTTGGAAAAATTCCAGAGCTGACAAACAAACTTGACCAAAAAACTCTTGACGCATTTGCTGTCGCTTGCGAAAAAATCTCAACTTCTCTTACTCCTCTTGCGTCTCAGCTTGACAAGGTGGGCAACGCTTTTGCAAAGCTCCCTCCGCAGTTGAGTAAGGTTGTGACACAGGCCAACCGTGTGACCGCGGCCAACGAAAAGCAGCGCAAGAGCTATCTCAGTCTGTCCAATCAGATGAACGGCTTTATGCGAAACATGGCAAAGCTGGTCTCGCTGAAAGCTATCGCTGAGTATCTTGGCAACGCTGTTGCGAAGTTTAATGACTTTTACGAAGCAACAGACCTGTTCCATAATGCTATGGGCAATTTGAGCGGTGAAGCTGATACGCTAATTAGCAAGATGCAAGGCTTGCTTGGCGTTGACCCGACCAAAGCGATGACCTACATGGCTACCATCCAGAGCTTGGGTACTTCGTTTGGTCTGACCAGCGACAAAGCATACATTCTGTCCAAGAACCTGACCCAGCTTGCCTATGACGAAGGTTCCTATTGGAACAAGGACGTTGCAGAAACCTTTACCGCAATGTCCTCCGCAATCTCTGGTGAGATTGAGCCTATTCGCCGTTTGGGCATTGAACTGACTCAGGCGCGGTTACAGCAGGAGCTTCTGGCCTTAGGCTTTAACAAGCAGGTTTCTAGTTTGTCTCAGGCAGATAAGGCGGTTCTGCGTTACATTGCCATTATGAAGCAGACTGCCAACGTGCAGGGCAACCTTGCACAGACCATCCAAAGCCCTGCGAACCAGATTAAGATTCTGAAAGCTCAGCTGGATATGCTGGCGAAGTCTGTTGGCTCTCTGCTCTACCCTGCCCTGAAATCCATTCTTCCCCCGCTGATTGCCGCCGTACAGCTCATTCGAGAGTTCGTTGAGTGGGTGGCAAAGCTGATGGGTGTTAAGGTCGTGTTCACTGATTTCACTAAGAGCGCTGACAGTGTTGGCGGCATCAGCGACGCAATGGACGAAACAACCGATTCGACAAAGAAAGCCGCCAAAGCCCTCAAGGACTACACGATGGGCTTTGATGAACTGAACATCATTGACCCAACGCAGGGAAGCTCCGGCTCTGGCGGCGGCGCATATGCTGGCAATATCTTGGGCGATGTAGACCTGTCCGGCTACGATATGTTCAAGAACTATGTCGGCAACGCTGTGGATGAAATCAAGGAAAAGCTACGCAAACTTGCTCCTATTGTTGCTGCTATCGGCGCCGGTTTTGCCGCATGGGCTATCGGGAATGCGCTTCTTACTGCGTTGAAAGACACTCATGATTGGGCATACAAGCTCGGGAAAATCGTTGGTGGTCTTAATCCAGAGCTATTTCTAGTAGCCGGGACGGTCGCCCTTATCGTTGGTCGATTTGTTCAACTTTATCAAAACAGCGAAAATTTCCGGCAAGGTTTAGCCCGTATCAAAGATTTGATTTACCTTGCGGGTCTTGGGTTTACGCAAGGCTGGAATATTTCTTTGACCGATGGGAAACTTGGCGAGTCTATCAAATGGCTAAAAGAAGCCCTTTCTAATCTCGGTCAAGCGATTTGGAATTTGATTCCTGAGGGATGGCAGGAGAAAATCTCTACTGCATTCGAGACAATTCAAAAAGTCGTCAAAGACCTTGACCTCGATTTGGGCGATTTGGTCATGACACTTATCGGAATCGGTTTGACTATTAGCGGGCATCCCGTTGCTGGCCTTGCAGTTCTTGGCTTCGAAGCTATCTCTGTCGCCGTGCGTGGTCTTGGCAGCGAAAGCGAAGCAGAAGCATTTCAGCTGAAATCCGATTGGCACGATGCTTTCGTAAATTTCGGCACGATTGCGGCCGAAACAGTAGCAGACATCATAACTGCTCTCGGAAATCTTATCAATGATTTTGCAATTCTTATCGGATGGATTGAAAATGGCGTTTCTGAAACGGAAATGCTCGACATCCAGATGAATGGAAATTTTCTTGAAGGTGCAATCGCGTCTCTTGCGCAAGTTATCCACGACATGGGCGTGTTCATTGGATGGATTATTAAAGGCGTAGACGAATCAGACCGCCTTGCCATCGCCGCCAATGGAAACTTTGCGGAAAAATTTGTTCTCTTGATTGCTGATGTAATCAATGGAATCAAAGACGCTGTAACGTGGTTTGGAAAACTGATTGATAAAGTTTCTAAGTTTAATCCGTTAAGCGTTGGCAAAAACATTATTGATGGCATCACAAAGGGCATTACAGGAAACACCAATGTTTCAAACGACGCGGCTAAACAGCTCACGGATGGAATTAAGAAAACTGCTCAAGATGAGCTTGATATCCACTCCCCGTCTAAGTGGTTCGAGCAAATCGGCGTTTATGTTGACCAGGGCCTTGCAAACGGCATCACCGCCGCTCAAGGCTATGTTGATGCAGCCATGCAAGGGGTCATCAATGGTGCGACCAATGCTGGAAACCAGTTCATCGAACGGGGCAAGCAGACTGGTATTGGCTTTGTGAACAACCTTGACCAGACTCTCACCAGCACTTGGCAGCAGCTCGATGCCAATTTGCAGAATGATTTTTTTGGCACCATTCAGAACCTTTGGGAAGCCGCTCAGAGTGGCGATGTGAAGACCATCGGTACGACGATTGCTGCCGTGTTGTGGCACGCAATGGGCGAAGAGCAGCGCACTCAAATCAAGACGATCGCAACCAATATGATTACCGACCTGAGCACGCAGCTGACTAATGCGCTGTCTACGTTGTCCGCACAGGCGTATCAGATTGGCGGCGAGCTTCTGAACGGCATTACCTCGAAATTCGGCGAGATTTTGCAGAAAACCAAACAGCTTGGCGGTTTCCTCAGCTCAACGTTCCAGGCCGTAAGAGGGCCGTTGAAATCTGTCGCTACGGCAATTAGCGCGGCTCTTTCTGGCGGGCTTGCAAGCGCTTTCCCGACCATCTATGCGTCTATGGGCACTCTGATTTCTACCATTGGCGCATCGTTCGTGGCGATGCTTAACGCCATCGGCGCGGCTTTGTCTGCTACTATTTTCGGCATTCCCGCAGGACTGGTTGCTCTGGGTGCTGCGGCTGTCCTGGCTGCTTCCATTGCTGGCATCGTTGGTGGCATGGGCGGCAAAAAGAGCTCTTCCAGTAGCTCCTATGGCTCTACTGGCTACGATGAATCCGACTTGGGGCAGATTGATTACAGCAACGTTCCTGGCACATCTCAGTACAACGATGTGAACAGTGGCGTGCAGAGCAGCTATGCAGCCAGTACCAAACAGATTAGCGCTGAAGAAATCCGTGAAGCTGTTTACAATGGCGCTTATAATGCTCTTCTTGATTACAAACAGCGGTACGGAAACGAGGATAAAGACAATATCCTTAAAATCTATCTCGATGGCAAACAGCTTACCGCAACCGTTGAAAAGCGTAAAAACGAACGTGGCCGCTCTATTATGGGCACCGAAGCTTATAGCTATTAAGGAGGTGAACCGCTTTGGCGATTCCAGCACTCATTACGATTGATGGCCGAGAAATGCCGGAGCCGTCTTCTTATGAAGCGACAACCAGCACTATTGTGGATTCTGGCCGTAACGTTCAGGGCAAGGTGGTCGGCTCCGTTGTTCGGCATGATGTCGCAAAGATTTCCGTAAAATGGAATTACCTCACTGCTGAACAATGGGCTGCTGCCATTAGCCCCTTCACTACCAAGTTTTACTGCTCCGTTCTGTTTTTAAACCAAGCCACGAACGCATACGAGACGCGGCAGATGTATGTTTCCGATCGAACGGCTGGTATGTGGCGTAGAGGGCCTAAAACCGGCAAGATAATGGGCTGGACTAATTGCGCACTTGCGCTTGTGGAGGTTTGATGTATGGAACATCCATCTCAAGCATGGCTTGATAAGTTCAACTATACTCTTGTGCCGGAAGAGTTTGTTGAGATTTCTTACAATAGCACCGAACCAGGCGTTCAAGAGGATGCCACCGCAAGCGCAACTGCACAGGTTCCTTTTGGTAATATCGAAAATACCACGAAGGAACTTGACCGTGTATTGACGAAATATGCAACAGGGGAAACAAATCTGCACGTTCTGGACGGCAGTTTCAGATTGTTGCCGGATTCTGTCCCCTACGCAGATGCCGGTTTTATCAGTCAGACGCTCGTGAGCGATTCCAGCCACCCGCGCATTATTCTTTCGTTCGGCAGCGTGCACACACGCGCCGTTCCTGGCTTGACGGTCGTTTGGTCGTCCATGATGAACGAATGGGCAGCTAAATTCAAGCTCACGGCTTATAAGGGAACCGCCGTTGTGAGTACCATCACTGTATCGAACAACAGAAGTGTTTATTCTGAGACCGAATGGGAAATTTACGGTTACGACTCCATTGCCATTGACATTCTGGAATGGAGCATTCCAAATCGTCGTGCTCGCATTGAATGGATCATGGTCGGCCTTCACAAGGTATATAGCAAAAAAGACCTTGTTTCGTACACGCACACATCCAGCCGAGACCCGATCTCGGCGCAGCTTCCTAAAGACAGCATCGAATTCTCTTTGGACAACAGCCAAAAAACGTGGGATGCTATCAACCCTCGCGGCATGTTTCGATATCTGTATGAACGGCAGGAAGTGGACGTCCGTTATGGCATGGATGTGGATGGAGAAACGCAATGGATTAATGGCGGCAAATTCTATCTTTCGGAATGGAGCGTCCCTTCTAATGGCCTGGAAGCGTCTTTCACGGCTCGTGATGCCCTTGAGTTCATGATGACCTCAAACTACACGGGTCGAAAGACGGGCACGCTTTATCAGATGTGCTACGACGCACTGGAGACGTTGCCCTCTAATGTTCCTTCGTTCTACATTTCCGAAGAGCTAAAAGAATACAGCACCGATATTTCTTCCGAAAAAACTTCGTACAAGAACTCAGACATCCTGCAATTGGCCGCAAACGCAGCGGGTATGGCTTTGTACCAGACGCGAGATGGTCACATTCGTATCGAGCGAGTCAACTTGACCGCAGAAGAGGGAACTGAAGTATACGAGATTCCAGTTATCAATAACTTCCAGTGGCCTGAAATCTCTTTTGCGTCCCGCGTCAAGAATGTGTCTTGCAACGTTAATGGCAAAGAGCATCTGTACCCGGAAGGCTCTAACGCGGAAGGCGTCACCCAGACCGTCAGCAACGAGCTGCTGACCGAAGCAATGCTTGTCAAGAGCAAAAACTCCATCACTGAAGCTTATGCTATGCTAGCAAACCGCAAAAAGGTCGAACTTGAGTATCGCGCCAGCCCGCACATCGATGCATTTGACCACGTAAAATTCAATCACAACTTTGGCTACGCATCCAGCGTCTTCGTAACGGAAAGCAAATACCAGTATACGGGCTGTTTCAAAGGCACGATTTCCGGCTATGTCCTGGCAGACGTTTCGTCCGTGTCTTTGTCCTCGTCTTCTCTGTCGTTGATTTACAATGAGCCAAAGGTGTTGACCGCAGAACTTCTGCCTTATGACCCCGACTTGCCTACTGTCAGCTGGCGCGCTTCGCCGGAAGGAATCGTCACGCTTCGCGTTCTTACAAACGAATCCGGCAAATCCACCTGTGAGGTCAAGTACAATCGCAAGGGAAATGCTACCGTTTCGGCATACGTTGGCTCTGTCAGCTCGTCAATCCCGGTCGTCAACAACTCTCCTTCTTTGTACTTGAGCACACGCGCTCTTGGCGTTCGTTGGGGCGCTCCGCAGGATATCACCGCAACGTTTGTACCTAATAACTACGGGGCTCCTGAAATCAACTGGTCTGCGTCTCCTTCTGACGTTGTTCGGCTGGATATCGTAGCCAAGAGCAACGGTTCTTCGACCTGTCGCGTGACCTGGCTCAAAAAAGGTAGCGCAACAATTACCGTTACCGCTGCTGAGGAAAAATCAACCTGTTCTGTCGTTGCAAGCCCTGCTACAATTGGCTCTCTTCCCATCGGAACAACACTTTATATCAAAGAAAGCAATCAAAGAACCGCATTTGTTCTTGCAAAGCATGATTATGAAGAAGCTTCTTCTAAGCTTGGTTTGATAACAACATTCCCCGGAAACGGAAAAGGCCTTTCTTTGCTCGCTCGTTCTTCCAAGACTGTACTTTCGCATGTGTGGAACACCGAAAGAGCTTCCTATAGTTATTTTACCAATATATATTCCGGTAGCACTATTGACAAGTGGTTGAACGGCGAATATTTCAGAACGCTCGATTCTAGTATTTCCAGTAAAATCAAGAATACAAACATCCGAGTTTCTCCTGGCCCTAAAACTTATGAAGGCGATGACGGCCTTTCTCATACGACTGATGGCTCTGAGGTCTCTTGGGTATCTCGCAAAGTTTTCCTCTTGTCTGCAACAGAACTTGGCATGAGCTCTAGCGTTTCTGGCATTACTAAGGAGGGCACGGCTTTGCCGAATTGCAGTAAAGTGCTTTACAACATAATTGGAGACCAAAACTATACCTGGACTCGTTCCAGATGCTACGATGCAACTCCATTTGCTTACCCAGAAAATTACAAGTATAACAATTCTGCCGTTGTTTCTCCGTCCAAGTATAATAATAGCTATTATACATATACGGCAATTTCTGATGTCACAAAAAAGTATCCTGTTCTCCCGGCATTTACTCTTCCTGCCACATTGGAAGTTGATGTTAATGGAAACGTTCTTACTTAACAAGGAGGCTTTATGGCAATATGGATTACAGACCGCACGCAGTCAGATGTTGACCGCGTGAACGAACTGCACGATAAAGCCAGCGTTGGAACGTGGACAGAAGAAGAACAAGCCGAATGGGCAGCTGGAATGAAAGGCGCTCTTAGCTACACGGATTACAACCGCGTCGAAAGCGGTGTGTCTGAGCTTGCGGCTACACTTGGTGCGTCCGTTTCCATCAAAACGAACTGGACGGCGGAAGGATACATGACCACAAGCGACGCAAATCGCTGGCTATCGAACGTGTCCAGCATTCGGGCCAAGTGCAGCGGCCCCGGTGGTCTGCCAAGCACTCCAACCAGCATGGATAAGTTGGCATACAAGACCATGAATGAAATCGAAGAAATTTTGGCCAAGATAGAGCGAATCGCAAACGATCATTTGCTTTACTGCGACGAGCCAATCTGTGGAGGTGAACCTTACTATGGTATTTGTTGACCGCAAGGCAAAGTACCCAGGCCGATGGACAATGAAAAAATCTGACGGCACATCGGAAGTTGTCACGTTGGTTCGCAATGATGAACCTGAGGTTGAAGGCACTCCGATGAACGCGGAGACGCTGAATACTTTAAGTGACGTTGCGGGCGCGGATGTTGCGCGTATACAGGCGGAAACTGCCGCAAAGAAGTCGGAGGAAGACCGTAAGAAAGCGGAAGCTGCCGCAGGAAACGCCGTCAACGACGCAACAAAGCTTATCAAAGGCTACACAGACAGCGCTCTCGCCAGCAAAGAAGCTGCCGAGAAAAGTCAGATTGATGCCAACACATCCCGCGAACAAGCTCAAAAAGCGCAGAAAGCTGCAGAGGACGCCGCAGAACTGGCTGGCTCAAGAGCTGGAACAGATAAGACCTTAAGTAAAGAAAACGCTCCAGCAGATGCAAAGGCTGTTGGGGACGCGCTAGACATCAATAAGCTTATTGAAGCCTTAGATGTAGAAAACAATATCCCTAAAGATTCAGATTACTTTGTTGGACAGCATGTTAATGGCGAAAACGAGTCTGCTGTGAGTTATCGCCGCAAGCCACTGAGCGCTCTCTGGAACTGGATTAAAGCGAAACTTGGAAGCGCTGCGTTCAAAGCAACTCGGACGCTGACGAGTGTAGGACCAAGTGGCTGGAAAGATGCTGCAACCGACCAGCAGTATGTGCCGGATATGGGTTTTATGGCCTATTGGAATGGCGCATACAGCGGAACTTCGTCGAATCTGGCGTACTGTAACCAAGGTGCATTTGGAAGTATGATCAAAGTGGCGGCACGAAAGAATCACAATACAAGTGATACGTGGATTCCAGTCTGGTCAAACGACAATTTGGACTACATCCTGAAAAGCGAGTTGAACGTGAAGTACGCTAATGGCGCAGGCAACGCGAACGGTTTTACCTTTGGTGCACAATCAAGCGACCCCGGTGCGAACTCTAGCTTGACGACCAATAAAGTTCTGTTTGTCTACGAATAAGTTCAAAATGGAGGATGACATGGACGAGAAGACGATCGCGCCGGGCTACGAAGTGCCCGTATTGGACGAAGAGAAGAACGACAACTATGCTGCGGTGGAAGCGGCGGTGAACGAGCACAACGAGACCGCACAGCCGGGCGAGACGTACTGGGGCATCTCCCTCGAAAACGAGAAGTACACCGTATACGAGTACGGCGAAGTGCCCACCCCGCCCACCGAGGAAGAGCAGATAGAAACGCTGCGGGCAAAGAAGCTGGAGGAAGCCTCCGACGCCTGCGAAGCGGCCATCACGGCGGGCATCGACGTACTGTTCGGGGACGGGACGCAGGAGCATTTCTCGCTGGAAGTGCCCGACCAATCCAACATCGACGGTGTGTTCAACGCGGTGATGCTGGGGGCCACGGCCTACCCCTACCATGCGGACGGGAAGCAGTGCAAGCTGTACTCCGCCGCCGACATCGTGACGCTGTACACGGCAAAGCAGAGCGCCATCACCCAGCAGACCACCTACAACAACGCTTTGCGGCAGTGGATCGGCCGGGAGACGAGCCTTGAGGTGCTGAAGGGCATCTTCTATGGCGTGGAGCTGCCGGAGGACCTGAAAGCCGAGGTGGCGGACATCCTGCAGAAGGCAAAAGAGCAGGTGGAGGTCATTGCAAAGAAGCTGGAGCCCTCTCAAGCTCGCTGACGCTCGCCAGCTCTCCCAAAGGGCGAGCCCTTGGCAAAGAGGAAAGGCTTGTGCGAAAAATTCAAAATGGAGCAATGGAGCGATGAAACGGGAATTTGTGAAACTATCCATCTTAGCGGCGCTGGGCGGGTTGCTCTACATGGGAGTGGAGCTGCTCTGGCGGGACCGCACCCACTGGACCATGGGCATCGTGGGCGGGGTATGCTTTGTGCTCATCGGGGGCTTAAACAACTACCTGCCCTGGGAAATGCCCATCTGGAAGCAGGCGCTCTGCGGCAGCGCCCTGGTGACCGCCGTGGAGCTGGTGGCGGGGATCATCCTGAATTTATATCTGGGCCTCGGCATCTGGGACTACTCGGGCCTGCCCTGCAACCTGCTGGGACAGATCTGCCTGCCGTTCAGCCTGCTGTGGGTGGCGATGAGCGTTCTCTGCATTTTTGTGGACGACGCGCTGCGGTGGAGGCTGTTCCACGAGGAGAAGCCGCACTACCGATGGCTTTAAGGAGAAATCAAAATGGGAAAGAATTTATTTGTGGGCGTCGGCGGCAAAGCCCGGCACGTCAAGGCCCTGTACGTCGGCGTCGGCGGAAAGGCAAGAAAAGTCAAGAAAGTGTACGTCGGCGTCGGCGGGAAGGCCAGGCTGGTGCACCAGAGCTATATCCCAGTGACGGGGATAACATACTCTCACTTGAATGACTCTAATTACGATGACCTTTGGATTTATTTCAAACTGACTCCGACGAATGCTACAAATTTAACTGTAACATTCACCAAGGACAGCAACCAAATAAGATTTACGTCATCAACAACTATGGTTGCCGACAGTAATGGGTATGTTTATATACGAGCCACTGCTGGTGGAGCATTTAACGTCTCCGTATGGATAACTGTTACTGCTACTGCAGCAGATGGTAAGAGCGACTACATAAAAGTAAAGTTGACGAATAGAAAATGGGAAACGACATACTAACCGTACCGCCTTTAGTATTCCGCAAACACCATATAATTCTGATTGTGGTTTTCTCTGGAGCTTGCATTGAACCGTCCATTGGGCGGGAGATTTCAAAATGGAGCGCAAAGAAAAAGCAGACAGCCGGAATGAACTACCTGCGAACCATTATTTATCCCGATAGTAGGAGCCGCACTGAACGATTTGTGAAATTTCAAAATGGAGGTGAAAACCATGGGAATCGAAAGTTATTCCCTCGCTAGAATACAATATTCTAATAAACAATAAGGAGGCGCGATATGAAAGCACTCTTTGATTTTATCTCCAAGCTTCTTGCAGCCCTCTCCCGCGCTGCCGGAGACAAGGCAGAGGAGCCGGACGCCCCCACTCCTGAAAAAGTGTCCACTGTGGACACCCAGAGCGCCACTCCCCCCGGCTGGGAGGGCGCACCACCCTACCGCTACATCGACGTGAGCCGGTATCAGGGCAAAATCACCCTCGACGGCTGGCGCAAGGTCAAAGCGGCTGGCTACAAGGGCGTCATGCTCAAGACGGTCTCCACGAATCCGAAGATGAGCAAGCGGGCAGATGGTCTGTACATCGACCCCACCTTTGAGCGCAACTACCGCGGCGCCCGGGCCGCTGGGCTGGACGTGGGTGTCTACTACTACACCTACGCCACCAGCGAGGCTATGGCGGATGCAGAGCTGGCCCTTGTGCGGGAAGCGGTACGCGGCAAAGAACTCACCATGCCCGTGTGCGTGGACGTGGAAGAAAATAAGATCAAAAAACTCTCCACGCTTGACCTCACCAACGTGGTGGCCTATGCGCTGGAAAAGGTGGAAGCCATGGGCTTTTATGCCCAGCTGTACACCTACACGGGCTACAGCTATGAGCTGGACATGCAGCGCCTGGCAGGCCGCTGGGACGTCTGGCTGGCCGACTACACGGGCGAGACGCCCAAGGTGGATTACATCTACCACGCCCACCAGCACACCAGCAAGGGCTCTGTGCCGGGCATTACGGGAAATGTGGACCTCAACGTGACAGAGATCAACTACCCGAAAATCATCCGCAAGAAGGGCCTGACCCGTCTTCGGGAGGGCGCATGAGCGACGCGATCATCGTAGCACTCATCACTGGCGGCCTGAGCCTGAGCGGCGTGCTTATCTCTAACATCATGGCCGCTCAAAACATGGACGCCAAGCTGGAAAAACAGCAGGCCATTACCGACACTAAGCTGGACGAGCTGACCCGGGAAGTCCGGACACATAACAATTTTGCCCAGCGCATCCCGGTGCTTGAAGAACAGATGAAAGTGGCGAACCACCGCATTGCAGACCTCGAAAAAGAGAAAGGAGAGTAATACATGGCAATAATCAATAACATTTTGGGCGTCATTCCCGTCCCGGTGGCGGCAGTGCTCATGCTGGGCGGCTTCATCTTCTACGCCCTTGGCTGCATCCGGCTGGGCTATGGTGCGGCGGTCAAGCCCACCGTGCTCCAGCTCATCACGCAGGCAGAAAAGGACATCCAGGGCACCAAAAAAGGCGCAGAGCGCAAAGCCTGGGTGGCTCAGATGCTCCGCGCGGCCCTGGCCACAAGCAAATACGGAAGATTTATCTCGTGGGCCATCACCGATGAAACCATCGGCATCGTGATTCAATTTTTCTTCGACCGCATGAAAGCGGCACTGGAAAAGCAGTAAGGAGGCATAATACATGGACTTGAGAAACACTGTCGAAATGATGCTCAGCAGCGATTACAAGGAGCGTTTTCGCGCGGAGTATTACCAGACCAAAATCCGCTATGAAAAGCTGCACCGCATGACTATCCAGTACGAGGCCGGAACTTTGAATTTTACGCCGTCCTGTTCTTTGGCTCTTTTGAGAGAGCAAAAAGCGGCTATGGGGAATTATCTCCATGCACTCGAAGTCCGTGCAGAAATCGAAAACATTGATTTAAGCATGAGTTAAGAGGAGATTATTATGGCAAGCACTACATACGAGCATTTTGTTGACACCAGCAAAATGTACGCCGTACAAAGACGTTTTCGTGACTTAACGAAAACATTCTGCGATTTTGTTAAGGTCAACAAAATCGACCATCTCGGTAACGTCACCGTAATGGTGCGCAACGCCGGAGAGTTGCCGCAGCCTTTCTGGCTCGGTGCTGCCTGTGGCGGCGGCTCGTGTAGTGCTGCCACTGTGCCTGCAAGGACTTGACCAACAGCAGATTACAGCCGCCATCAAAAGCGCACCGCTTGGGAGGGTTGACCGTAAGATAGCCTTACTGCGGTACGTTGAGCGGCTTCCGCTTCCGGAAATTGCAGCACAGACACATTACAGCCGGACGGCAATAGGCTATCGGCTGAAAAGCATTGAAAAAATGCTGGATGTGTGATATAATAACTGTGTTAGTCGAATTAGTTTTGAGCCTCTGCTCTGACAATTCAAAAAGCGGCAGGCTTTCGGGTTTGCCGCTTTTCTTTTTGCACGAATTGTGGTATAATGATCTCAACAAATCCTCCCGGCCTCTCGAAGAAGCGCATTAGGGTGGATATTTGATACAGTCTCCCGCTCGCCTACTCACAGTGCGTACCATGCGAGAGACGTAATTTTTCCGCTTCGGCGGCAGGGCGATTACTCGCTCACTTATAATCCATCAGCTTTAGGCTGGTGGATTTTGTTTTATTCGCACTAGTTTTGTCGAAAATATTGCCATATATTGGATGATGTGATATCTTAGCATTGCACTCCAAAGTGTGTACCATTAACAGTTAAGCGCTCATGCGGATTTTTCCGTGTGGGCGCTTTTCTTTTTTGTCCTTCGTTGTACGTTCGTTGTCCTTTGCTTTTTGCTGATGCGGTACACTGAGAGCACAAGGAGGGATGTTTTATGAGCTATTATCCGGCACCCGGAGCGCCCTACGTTCCGCAGCAGCCTGTCAATCCTTACGGCGGCATGGGCACTGTTGGTCTTACCGCTTCCCTGCCGAACACACAGATGCAACAGGCACAGCCGCAGCGTCCGCAGCCGATGAATGGGCAGCAGCCTGTTCAGCAGTCGGCACAGGACGGAGGTTGGTTACTCGGCAGACCTGTTTCCAGCAGGGAAGAATTTCTGGCGATACCGTCAGACCTGTACGGCAGACCGACCTATTGCCCGGACTTGCGCAGTGGCGTGATCTACTGCAAGCGGCTCAACCCGGACACCTGTGAATCCTATGTACAGGAGTTTTACAGCCCGGAAGCATGGCGACAGATGCAAGCACAACAGGCGCAGCAGACCGCTGCACCGACACAGCAGTATGTGCCTATTGAGCAGTACAATGCCCTTGTCCACCGACTGGATGAACTGGAAAAATGGCAGAAGAGCTTTTCTAAGCCCGCTACCGCAGCGAAGAAAGGAGAATAAGCGATGCCCTCTCCATTTGATATGATTACTCACAGCCCTATCATGCAGCTTGCAAATCTGGCTCGTGCCGGGCAAAACCCGATGGGGCTTATCCAGCAGTTGGGTGGGCAGAGCGCACCCATCATGCAGGGGCTGAACCTGATTCAGGGAAAGAACGAATCACAGCTCCGGACGATGGCGCAGAACCTCGCCATAGAGCGCGGCATCGACCTGAACCAGCTGGCAAGCGTCCTGAATTTGACGCTTCCGAAGTGAGGAGGCTTTACAATGGATGATTTTGAAAACAGCCATCCAGAAAAAGATTTTGACATCAACAATCTGTGTGGCAATGACAAAATATGGATTCCTTTAATGCTCGGATTGATTTTCGGCGCTGTCAGCAAAACGTGGGACGACCCGAAAGATAAAAAAGACAATCCTCCAAGCTGACTTAACAATCCCCAAATAATCATCCCTCTAAGCGAAACGCTTCTCAGTTTTTGCGGACTTGACAAAAACCGCATTTGTTTGGCTTCGCCCATCGCATACGGCGGTGGGATGGCATAACGCAAAACTGAAAGGAGTTTTGTTATGGACGATTTTGCAACTGGCTATCTGGCTGGGCAGGACGGCGGCAATAACAACAGCGGATTCTTCGGCAACGAAGGTCTGTGGGCGGTTATCATCCTCGCCATCATCTTCGGCTGGGGCGCAAACGGCTATGACCGCAACGGCGGCGACAACGGCATGAACGCCTACATCCCCTATCTGGTCGGCACCGGAGCAAGCGGTCAGGGCGGTGCGGACACCCGCGCAGCTCTGTCTGAGGGCTTCTACCAGCAGGACACCTCCCGCTCTCTGGCGGGTATCCAGAGCGGTATCTGCTCTCTGGGCTATGACCAGCTGGCGCAGATCAATGGCATCAACGCCAACATTGCGAACGGCTTTGCTGGCGTGAACAGCGCCATCTGTCAGCTTGGCTACCAGAACGCACAGCTCGTGAACGGTCTGGAACGCAGCGTGTCCAATGGCGACAACGCCATCAACCTTGCCATCATGCAGGAGGGCAACGCACGGCAGGCTGGCCAGACCGCACTTGCCACGCAGCTGGCATCTTGCTGCTGCGAGAACAAGCAGCTGATCGGCGACCTGAAGTACACCATCGCAACAGAGGACTGCGCTACCCGTCAGGCTATCGCAGACAATGCCCGCGCAGTTATCGACAACTGCAACGCGAACTACCGCGCTATGATGGACTACTTCACGCAGGATAAGATCGCCACTCTGACCGCTGAGAACCAGAACCTCAAGTTCGCCGCTTCTCAGGATCGGCAGAATGCGCTTTTGACCACCGTGATGTCCCAGCAGACTGATACCATCCTGAACCGGGTCAATCCTCGTCCGATTCCCGCTTATCAGGTGGCAAACCCTAACGTGGGCGTGAACTGCTGCGGCTGCTGCTAACCAACACACTCCCCGATAACACCGGGTGAACCATCGGGGCAGGGGTAAGACACCTCTGCCCCTGATTTTTTAGGAGGAAAACATTATGGCTTGCAAAACAAGCTGCAAACTCTGCTCCCACTTGGTCATCAGTCAGGCGGTCACGTTCGCCAACGATACGCTGACCATCAATATCCCTGCTGGCGCATACCAGAACGGAGAGAAGTATTGCATCGTGGTTGCCCAGAGCATCCCGGACACGACCACCATCAACGCCCCTGTTGTCATTACCATCGGTGCAGGTACGACCGCATACCCTCTGACAGACTGCAACTGCGCTCAGGCAACCGCCGAGAGCATCCACACCCGCACCCGTTACGCTACCCGCGTTGCAACGTCTGCGACCGGCACAGGCACGTTCAAGTATCTTGGCTGCTTCTGCCGTTCCCACGCTGGCGCGCCCGCGTCCATTTCTTGAGGAGGTATAGATTATGGGCAAGACTAATTTTCGCCGCATGATGATGCTCCGTGACCACGACAAAGACCGTGAGCCGGAACGTGACCGCCTTGAGGAAGAGCGTGACCGCAGGGAGCGTGAGATGGAACGCCGTCTGCGTAAGCTTGAAGGTGGCAACGACCGCTATCCCTATTATCCGCAGGAGGAGAACCGCTACATTGACCCATACCCCATCCCCCGCTACCCTGACGTAGAGTATGGACGCAAGATGCCGCAAATCGGCTTCTCACAAAACGGCGACTGGGATAAGCGGTCGGGACAGTACGAACGTGGCGGCGCAGACAGCCGCTCCATCAAGATGCCACGCCAGCACCTCACCCACGATGAAGCGGAGGAATGGTGCGACAGCATGGTGAACGCTGATGGCACGAAAGGCTGTCACTGGACGCTGGAACAGACACAGGATGTTGCCAAGCAGCGCAATATCACCTGCGACCCAAACGATTTCTGGGCTGTCATGAACATGATGTACTCGGATTATTGTCAGGTTGCAAAGCGTCAGTCCGTTGACACTCCTGGCTTCTACGCTGACATGGCAAAGGCGTTCCTTGAGGACGTAGATGCCGCAGATGGCAAGGCATATCTCTACTGGGATTGCATTGCTGATAAGTAAATAAGAACCCCTGTGTAGTCGTAATGACCGCACAGGGGTTTGTACTTTAGCAAGTTCCTGTATCTCCAATTTTCTTCATGGTGCTCTTAAGATTTGGCACATCTGCTTCCGGCATTTTACGTTTGATGCCAATAATCGCTTGCGTGATTCCAGCTTTGTTTAACTGGTTTACAGACTTACGGAACACAAAATCAATGTTCATATTCGCCTTGATTGTTCCGTCATCTTCAAGATAGCAGTTTGGAATCCACACATTTTGATTGCTTCCATTGATTTTGAAACGCTTTGCTTTGTAGCAACCGTAATCCTCTCTTACAATCAGCTCAACAGGAATACCCTTGTAATACTGCGTGTCAGTATTGTACTTTTCAGCCAGTTTTGCTTTACGTTTTGCTACCTCTGCGTTGATTTTGGCTTGTTCCTCTTTGCTTCTGTGCTTGCGTGGTCTATATGGTCGCATACAAAACCCTCCAACGCCATTAGCCTAAGTCAATCTGGTCTTTCGACGCTGCAACGGACAGGTTGTAGATGTACTCTCCTGCCGTAAATCCGTGCTTGCGGGCTTCTCTCGTAACGAACGTCCGCTCGCTGTCGCTCATAAGAATTGTGATTCGCTTGCTACGTTTGCCGTCACCCTTCTGCCCCTGATGGGAAGTGTAAGGCTGAATCTCCATCGTGCGCTTTGCATCGCTGACAGATAGGTTGGTAAGAGCAATCATAATCTGCTGGTTCTGCTGAACGATGGCTTGCAAGACTTCCGTGTTCTTCATCAGCACTTGCAAGATTGCATCGTTCTGCGCGTCAGGCTTGTTCTCCTGCTGGTTCATACTGTAAGAGCCAGTCTTGCGAAGCGTAGGAAGCACATCATGCGTTACCCATCTCTTAAAACGGCGAAGCTTCTCAATCCTTTCCTTGATTTCGATGGGGTACTCATCTGACACCCCATGATTATGCGCTTTTTGCGGCTGCATTGCAAAAAGAAGAGCATATAACCCGGATTCGTTGATAACAGTCACTGTTTGCTCACGCCCAAGAGAATCTTTGATTTTCAAGGAACGCTTATCGCAATCGTCAATTCGTCCGATGCTTCTATTTGGGTTCTTGTCTTGAAACGCATTACATACATCCCTACCGACAAACCAGTACTCTCCGTTTTTCACAAATGTTCTGATTGAGCCAAACTCTTCGTTCTTAAAGATTTGAAGTGCGTTTCTGTTATCCATCATATCCTCCATATTCAACTGTTTGGCATCTTCCACGCCGACCTCATACGCCTTGTAAGTGATGCGAGATAACGCTTCCGCAATCTCATAATCATCCTTATTGAGCGGACGACCATTGTTGTTTTTCTTGAAGTTTTCGAGAATCTCTTCTTTCGTTGCCGGAATGTTCATTGGCTTTACCACAAAAATCTTGCTTGTAATGCAACTATGAAGATGATATAATGGATTTATCACCCATAATCGCATGGAGTGTAATCCCTTAAACTGCCGGTGACCGCCAAGTTACGAACAGTTTAGGGGATTTTTTATTTTTGATGTTCAAGCCATTGCTGGACAGCTTCACGAACGGCTTCTCCCTTAGAAATGCCGTTTTTTTCGCAATAATCCGAAAGCTGTTTGTCAGTATTCACGTCCAAACGGACGCTTGTGCGAACACTGTTCGGGTTTTCCAGCTTTGGTCTTCCCATTTTTGCACTCATGCGTTCACCTCCACTTTTGAGCGCACATTAAGTATACTATTTGTGTGCTTAAAAGTCAATACCTACTACCGGAAGATACAGTTTGCAGGTATATCGTGTTTCACGACATACCTCAATCCTCCAAGAAATCTTCCAACTCAATCTTCCCATCTGCCGCAGCAGCAGCCAGAGCGTACACATACTGCCCGATGGTCATTCCGTGCCGTCTGGCTTCACGGTTGATATACTTGCGCTCTTCCTCGCTCATAAGAATGGTAATGCGCTTTGAACGCTTGCCATCACCGCTTGCAACGCCCTGATGCGATACTGGCATCGGGATTTTTTTCTTTGTCAAGCCAGCTTCGGCTAGTGCACCAGATACATCGCCCTGTTCGATAAGACGTTGAACTTCCTTCGCTTGTTTCAGCTTCTTTGGCTTACTTTCGCTTACTACGGCATTGCTCGGCTGTGTTTCGCTGTCTTTGGCTTGCTTCGGCTTAATACTGCTTAGTTGTGCTTCATTAGGCTGTGCATGGCTGCCTGTGGCTTCACTAGGCTTAATCTGTGCTTGTTCGGCTTCGTTCGGCTTTGCTTGGCTTACTTCTTCTTCCTTTGGCTCACTTCGGCTTAATGGCTGTTCCGAAAAAACAGGCTGGAAGTCAAACCCGCCAAGCAAACCCGTGGATTTTTTGCTGGTTGACTTCATTCTTCTTCCTCCCAATCTTCATCAAGGTCAGGAACGGTCGGCAACGGCATCCAGTGAGTTATATTATGCGGCTTTCCGCTTTTGTCCCGCCATTCCTTAAAATCTTCTTCATAGCCTACAATTTCTACATCGTATTCGTCTTTGCTAAACCCGATAACGTATGGGTTTAGTTCATCTGGCATTTCATCTTCTGATTTCGCCCATTGATTATTTGCAAGTTCTTTCTGCCACTTTTTGCAATATTTTTCAGCTAGATACCACTGAGAATGAAACGCCATTTCTTTCTCTTTATCGGAAAGGTCATTAAATGAAAAACCAAAATTGATAATGTAGACTTGCTCCGTGTCATCAGAACAAGTTGCATTCAAAAGATGTGGGTACAAATCGCTCATTTTTCTTTCCCCTCTACAATCTTCTTTGCCAGCTCTTTGAAATCCTCTGCGCTGGTACTCTTTGCCGTGTCACCACTAAACAGGCTGTGACGTTCTGCCTGCGCCTTACGAACGCCCATAGACGGTCTAATCTTCACGTCCAGCAGGGTTGTACCCATGCTCTGTGCAATCACAGGAAGCTGCTCCACAACCTCTTTGGACAGGTTCTCACGGCTCTTGTACTGGTTCAGAAGCAGACCTTCAATCTTCAAAGTCGGGTTGAAGTATCTGCGAACATCGCTGATGGTCTGCGAAAGCTGGCTCAAACCAGCCAGTGCGTATCGGTCTGCTGTGATGGGCACGACGATGCTGTTGGCGGCGATCAGCGCGTTCACAAGCGCAAGACCAAGCTGCGGAGGAGTGTCCAGCACAATGTAATCGTACTGTTCAGACACGCTTTCAAGGGCTTCTCGCAGCCGGAAGTTCTTGCCCATGTCCCGGACAAGCTGTTCATCAATGTCCTTCAATGCGTTGTCGGACGGCAGAATGTCACCGGCTTCACAGTGCTGGATTCCTTCTTCGACCGTGCCTTGCCGTGTCATCACATCAAATAGGGTGCATACGTCCTCTGTCTGTGCACCATAGGTGTCCGTTGCGTTGCACTGGGCATCGCAGTCCACCAGCAAGACCTTCTTGCCAAGTAACTGCAACGCACCAGCCAGACAGGTGCTTGTGGTGGTCTTTCCTGTGCCGCCCTTTTGGTTGGCGATAGCTATGATTTTTGCCATTTTATCACTCTTTCTTTATTTGCTGTTAAGCGCTTCGATAGAATAGAACACTGGCATATACTTGTCCACAACGCCTGCCTTGTCTACGCTTCTAATCAGATAGCCAACAGGTCTGTCCGGAAACGGAGACCTATCCAAAGACAAAATGTCATTATATGCTGCCTTTACCGTGTCGTAAACCGCCTCTCTTCGTCTTGGCAGCTTGATTTCAGGATGCTCTTTCTTCATCCACTTTTCAATCACCTTTGCCACGTCAATGCAGTCCTGCTTTTCCAGTTCGTCGCACACAGACCAGTCGAAATCCTCATATCCGCTTCTGCGGGGCTTTCTGACGGCTTTTTGAGGTTCGGTCAGCACTTCGCTTGCCTGCGCTTCAATCAGCTTCTCAGACGCTTTAATTTTGGGCTTAAACTTGACTGCCACAGCCTTTCGTGCCACAAGGACTGGTTCGTAGGTCACAACAATGTCAGACACGGCATTGATTTCATCTACCGCAACGTCAATCACTCGTTTGCGAAGGTTCTTATAAACATCGTAGCTGGCTTCCATTGCACCGAGCTGCTCTCTCAACTTCTTCAGACTGATTTCATGCGGTTTGTTGTCCATATTCAACCAGTCCCGAAGAATCGAGTAAAGCAAGATGCTGTACTGTGACTTCATTCGTGACGTGTAACGCAGCCGATACCGAACATATCCGCTTTCGGCAATGTCAAAGAAGATAGAGCGCAGGTCAGGGTTGCATGTGATTGCTACAACGTAAGACCTTGTTTCGGGCACATAGTCCAGTTTTGCCCTTGTAAACAAGACAAAGCTTTCAAACGTTCCTTTCTCCTTGTCAATCGGAATCGACACCGTATTTCCTAAAAAGTGCTTAATCTGCGGCTCAACCCTTCTTGCATCAAGGCTTTTCAGTCCAAGAAGCTCCCTATATTCCGCCAAAGTGAACTCCACACGGCTGCTGTTTGGGTCTCTCGGATTTATTCTTGATAGGTAAACCTCCAACAACCGAAGTTCTCCTGCGGTGTAGTCCCTGAACTTTGCCCAAACAAGGGATTTGCTTTTCTCGACAAGGTTGTTGTCTGATATTTTTGGCATCTGCTCACTTCCTTTAATGATCTGAAAACAGTATACCACAAGTAGGGGGACGTGTCAACCGTTTTCGTCCCCCATGGCTTGTCTTTTTGTCCCCCGTATCCTCGTCATTTTGTCCCCCGTGACTTGTCAAAACGCCCCCCATGCTTTGTCATTTTGTCCCCCATCTACATATTATATATTAAACAAGAAATAAACAAGAGATTAAATATCATCGTTAAATAGCCGATGACGATAATTTTCAACAAATTCTTTATTTTTCCATTCCAGTTTGTGGATAACTCAAGCCGTCACTTGCTGAATAAGACTGTACCGGTGGTGAATCGACCTTCCATTAGCCATGCCAAACGTGGGCGGATTGTGAATAGGTGTACAAAAAGTGGATGGAAATGTATACCTAATCTGCACGATGGGGGACAGATTGACAAGCCACTCAATCGCAAATAGCTGAATAACGATAATTCGTTATTTATTCCGCGCGAATGTTGTCGATTCACAGCCTATGGGGGACGGAATGACAAGGTAAATTTTCCCGATAGGTGTACAAAAAGTGGATGGACGTGGACAAAATGTTCTTCAAAAACTGCGATAATTCGACAATCAGCGAAAAATGTTTTCTTCGTTGATGGTATAAGAATCGTTTCGTTTCATGGCCGCAGCTTCCCCACAGTCCTGTGCCTGATATAAAATCTGCATATTGGGCTGTGTTCCGTCTGGGTCTGGGTCAGTTTTGGTGGCCTGTGCCATTTCATAATGACCTGTGACGGTGCGGCAGACGGACACACGATCACGCAAAGTCGTGTGAAGGTTGGCTACCATTTCGCACAGAACAGCAAGGTAATCTGAGCCGTGATTGCCATAGATCAGATAACACAGAAGGTCAATTTCTTGCGGATGGGCTTCTTTGATATGCTCTATCAGCGTATCTCTCTTTCTCTCGGTGCTGGCATCGCCAGCCAGACTTTCCAATAAGCCAGGATGCAAACAGGTGTCTATGTACGGTTTGACCGCAACGCCGCAGCACACGAACCACTTTATGATGGTAGGAGCATCTGGGGTCATTGTCCCTTGCTCGTAACGAAAAATGGATGTCCGGCCTACACCCATTTTGTCCGCAAGCTTCTGTTGGCTAAGTCCGGATTCCGCTCTTGCCATCTCTAACGCTTTTGCCACTCGTATCCTATAATCATCCATAAATACCCCTCTTTCGACAAAATGATACAAAAGCAAAGAAATTTAACTGATATATTGTTCAAAATGTGAAACAATAATTGAAAAAAGTCGCTGTTCCATTGAAACAGCGAGATGTGGTATAACAATATTGTCAAAAAATTCCAAAGAAGAAGGGAACAAAAATGAAAGAAACTGTAATCTGGAACCATGAACGTATGCCGATCATCGACGGAATGCCTGCCAGCGTTCCCGATGGGCAGCCACACACACCTGAACCGTGGGAGGAAAGCTAATGAACCGAACTGTAGATGCTCTGATTATCCCATACGCTCGCAGACGGACGCTGGAGCTTGTCCTGAGCCTTTCTGGGTACGAAGCTGATAAAGATGCTTACCTTGAAGCAAAAGGCATCCTGGAACGTGCCATAGCCGCCTTAGACGATGGACGTGACCCGGCAGACAGCATCGAACGCATTGACGGACAGCTTGTGGAACTGTGAAAGGAGAAGAAGATGGACTTTACGAATGGATTCTATAAAGCCGAAAACCCTGTCGTTCTTGAAGAAGTGAAAACCTTCCTCCAGTCAATGGAACGGCGTGGAGCAACCGTAAAAGACTTAGAAGATGCCATTGTGCAGTTAAACAATGTTTCGCATAGCATCAGCACAAACGCGCTCGTCAAAGCAGATGTGCTGGACAAGTTGCCTGAAAACCCCTTTCGTTCCATTCTCAACGGAATGTTACAAAGCAAAGGGTAACTTAAACTTAATGTGGCTCTTAATCATTGTCATCGCAATTTTTGGCTTCCCCGACGCAAAGTAATTGATGTGAAGAAAACGTTCGATTTTTACGAAGTTGTTCAAAATGCATTGACTTAACAACTAAAAGATGTATATTTGTATCAAATGAACATCTGCACTTACCGATCGGGAGGATATGCCACAATGAGTGAACAGGAAAGAGCCAAGATTGACCGATTTATTGCATGGCTGCTG